CCCGCCTCCCTGAGCGGGCCCCTCGCACTTCTATCGCAGGTAGTGGAACACGTAGTTTCACCCACCGGCAGTTTGTAGTAACTTCCGTCCGACCACCAGGTATGCCCGTTGACGACCCCCAGAAGTTCAAGGAGGGCCTCCGGAACGAGCAGCGCCGCCTCGCCGAGTCCGAGACCGTCCACGAGGCCGACCGCGAGGCGATCGACCGCTGGATCCGTCGCAAAGACGGCCAAGTCAAGGTCTCCTCGCTGAAGACCTACCTCCGGCGTGCCCGTATCGCGAGCGAGCGCTCCGAGGTGCGGTTGGTCGACTTCTCGGAAGCCGACTACCACGACCTCGTGTTCAAACTGCGCCACGAGCACGACCTCGCGGACTCGACCGTCCAGGCCTACGAAAACGCTATCCTGCTCTTCTTGCAGGATTATATGGACGACGACGTCGACTGGCCCGAAACCGTCGAGCGGACGAAGGTTGACGACCAGGGGCCAACGGCCGACGAAATCCTCACGCCCGCCGATGTCCAGGCGCTCGTCAAAACGGCCAGCCACAGTCGTGACGTCGCGTTCATCGAATTCTTGGCCGACAGCGGTGCCCGCCTCTCGCTGGCACTCTCGCTGCGCGTTGGCGATGTCGGCCTCAAGGACCCAGCGACGTACACGCCCAACGAGGAGGCCCGCGGCCTCAAGGGCGCCGATATCAAGGAGTACCCCCTCATTGACGCCGCGGCGCCGCTCCGGGGCTATGTCCGTGGGGCACACCCGCGACCGACTGATCCCGGTGTCGCGCTGTTCCACAAACGGAAGCCGCACCGGCGGGCTGGCCCCAACGACCCCTGGGGTGACGACGACGGCGGGCTCGACCCGAACGCGGCCCGCCAGCAACTCCAGCGCATCGCCGACCGCGCCGGCGTCGACAAACCGGTCAACCCCCATGCCTTCCGGCACACGGCCATCACGCGGATGGTCCGCGAAGGGTATAGTCGCTCGCAGATCGAGCATCGCGTCCACTGGACGCTGGATACCGACATGTGGGAGACCTACGAGCACATCACCAGCCAGGAGCACAACGCCGACATCTTCCGGGAGGCCGGCGTCGTTGACGACGACGGCCCCGACCGCGTCCGGAAGCGGTGTGGGGGGTGCCGGTCGGCCATCGCGCCCCGCCACGAGTTCTGTCCGCAGTGCGGGAAGGCCGTGACTGCGGACGCCGAAGCGGAGGTCCGGGCCGACAAAGACACCGTCCTTGACGACCTCGTTGAGGCCACGTCGCCCGCCGCCCGCGAGGAACTCCGGGAACTCCTCGACGCCATCGACGAGTCTGAGGAAGTCAGTCAAAGCGACCCCTCCTGAACCCGTTCGAGGGCGCGCTTGGCGAGTTCCCGGGTCCGTTCGCTGACGCCCTCACGCTGAGCCAGCGATTTGAGTTTCTCCTCCCGAGTCCGCTTCAGATCCGGGCCGTCGTCGCTGTCGGTGCTCATGTAGAATCACCGGCCTCGTCGAGGTCCTCGTGGGCTTCGTCGATAGCCGCCTTGACGTCGCTGGTATTGAGGCTGGCCCCGACCGACGCGGTGATCCGCAACTGCGCCTGGACCTGAACGGTCTCGCCGTCGGTCCTGGTCGCGACGTCTCGGGCGTCGCGAACATCGACGCCGTGGGCTTCGAGGAGGTCAACCACGTCGCCGACCGTCGCCAGTCCCTCGTCGAGGGACATCAGGCGCCCCTCCTGTTATGCTCAGTTTCCGTGTCTACTGATCGTTTCTCGCCGTCGATCTTCCCGAGTGCTGTCCGTAGTGCGGAGGCTTCCGTCGATGTGAGGTACAGCTCTGAGCGGGGCGTGTAGATGCTCATATCCCCGCCTGGATACTCCTCAACATCCACAATCTTGCTGTTATCAGCCTCCACTCTCGCTTCACGGTGTTCGTCTGCGTGTTCAGTGCCGTCCGTCACAGATGTAGCACCTCCTTTGGATCGACTTCGGTTTCGTCGGTCCGGAACCAGTCCAGCGACCCGCAACCGAGACACTTCTGTTTGAGCGCGGGCGTGTGATCGCGCTCGAACACGAACAGCGCCTCGCAGTCGCGGCACCGACCGACGCCGTCGACGGGCATTCCGAGCTGAACCCAGACCGTCGGCTCGGGGCATGGGTCGACGTTCTTCGTCTCGAAGCGGTCGCCGCAGCCACGGCACTCCCACTCTTTCGGAACCACCTTGCGAGCACCACGTTTCACGACCCTGAGATGGTGGCCGTTTTCGACTGCCCAGTGCTCAGTATCGTCTGTGTAGTTACTATTAGGCATCGGGGATCACCTCACTGGCGGGCCGCGACTCGCCCGGCAGTTGGCGCTCGATATGGCGGAGTCCCATCCCCGGCGCAGTCGTCAATGCCGTCGCGTGGTACCGATACCAGGGCGATAGATCGTCGAACTCCGTGTCATCACGGACCCACAGCGCAACTGGATAGTCACGCTCTCGCGCCCAGCGGACCTCCATCGGCGTCCCGATACTCTTGACGTCGGAGTACCCGACAAGGACGCTGTCGCTCGCCCGGAGCAGTGTCAGGTCAGCCTGGACGATCTCGTCAACGCCGATCGTGTCCGGGGCATCTCCACTCTCGCCATCGACGATCGTCAACTCCTCAACGGGGACGTTGTACTTGTTGAGCGGGTTTTCGAAGTCGTAGCCGTCGCCGTAGAAGTCGATAATCGTGTCGCGCCACCCGGCGCCGCCGTCGTCGTAGGCGGCGACTGGGCCGGCCAGGTAGACAGTGGGGCGATCAGCCATCCGTCTCGACCTCCTGGAGATCGGCGGCGTCGACAGTCCCGACCGCCACCTCGCAGGCGGCCGCGATAGCCGCGTACCCGGCGACATCGCGGTCGTGGTCGACATCGTAGGCGCCGACGGCGCCGCGACTGTGCTTGACGAGCGTCATCATCCGGGCGACATCCGCCCCGTCCAGCTCGGCGTCGGCCGCAAGCAGGCCCGCGCCACGGAGATACCACGTCCACCCCGCAGCGATGTGTGACTGGTTCTCGACGGCGTCACCGTGCGTGTTGCGGTCCTGCGAGACGAGGGCGGCGGTGTCCTCGAGGAGCGTCGCCGCAAGGGCGTCACCGTCAACGCGCTCGCTCTCGTCACCCCTCACGGCAGACCCTCCCGGTACAGAACCGCGGTACCACAGACACAGTCCCCATTCTCGTCGGGCACTGCGAACGTCTCGCAGTTGTCACACCATGGGAGACGCTCAATGGCGGCCTCTTCCGCAACGCTGCCGCCGTCGTCTGCGCGGTTGTCACTCTCCATCAAGCATCCCCTCCTTGTAGTCGGCGACGAGGTCTGGTGCGTTGCCGGTGGCCTCGTCGACGCGAATAGCGGTTGAGATGAAGCCCCACTCGGCGTAGATGAGCATGCCCGACGGCTCGTGGTATCGGGCGTAAAACCCCTCTCCGGTCGAGCCGATCGAGTCTGCCCGCCGCCAGGCCATCTGCACCGGCCAGTCCTCGAATTCGTCTGGCGCACGATCCTCCCATCGTCGTTGGGCATGCGGGTCAAGAGCGGGCGCAAGCGAGGTGATCGCCTGGGTGTCCTGACGCCGGAGCGCGTTGGGTTGTTTCGCCAACATCAGATCCCTCCCGTCGCGACGTACGCGACCGCGAGCATCGTCAGCAGCATCGCGCCGGCGAACAGCGCGGCCAGCCCCGCGTACAGCGGGTCAACACGAGCGCGAGTCCGAGTTCGAGTCACTGTGCTCCCCTCCCGACGCTGTCGCCCGTGGTTTCGACCGTGTTGAACGGTCGCGGCTTCCCGCACGCTCTGCACTTCCAGGCGCACTCGACCTCCGCGCCGCAACTGGGGCAGATGACAGTCATCAGTCACCAACTCCCATCCGCGGCTGGTCATCTCGAATCTCTTCGATCACGCCCGCGTCACGGGCCAGAAGCCGTGCTTTGCCTCGCCCCATATCCAACAGGTTAGCAAGGTCACTCAGCGTTCCGACTTGCTCGGCACAGTCGCGGACGGTCGCCGCCGAGGGCGCCTCGTCAAGGTCGGGCACGGCGGCATCGCCCTCGCCATCGTCAACGACGGTAGGGCTGGACTGGGTATCTGCGTCACCGAATGCGATCGGGTCATCGGTCAGCGAGTAGAGGTTCCGCCGTCCGTCATCGGGGTCGGTCTGACTTTCGACCAGCCTTTTCGCCCGTAGTTCCGAAAGCCGGTCGTATATGTTCGTTTGCTCGGTCACAGTCTGTAGATCCGACCCACTGAGTGGGCCATGCTGGTCGAGTGCCTCGAGGACGTCCGTCTCGGACTCGGTCAAGTCGTCGGCGAACTCTCGTTCACCGGATTCGTTGGCGTCGCTGTCGCGGTCCGATGCGGACGTGGGTGAGGGTCCAGACGTAATCCCTTGTTCAGGGCCGGCGTCCGACGGCGTTTCGTCTTCGGAGTCATCTCCGGTACGATCCTCATCGTCGGTCGCATCTGCCTCAGATTCGTCGGGGATCAACCCTGAGACGTCGGCGACCGCCCACCCACGCTCATCGTTCCACGTCAGGTCGAGATACGCCGTCTCGTCGATGTCGTCCTCGTTGATGTCGAAGCTATCCCGGAGGACATACTGCGTCGCGATGTCCCCGCCCGGGTCCTCGTTCTTGCGGGAGATCTTGTAGTCGCCGTCCGAGCCCGCTGGCTCAATAGCGAGTAACCCGCGGCCGGGGTCGGCGTGGAAGATGATCGTTTCGTGGTCGTCGAGCCACGTCTCGTCGGCGTAACGATTGATGTATCCCGACCGGTTTTGATAGATGGTGAGCCGCGGCTCGTCCGCGGACTGGTTATCGTAGGATGGCTCGTAGGTCTCCCAGGGCATCTCAGCGCACCTCCCCGAGGTTGACTACCGCCTCGGCGTTGATCTGGCACCACTCGTCGGGCAGTTCTTCAGTCTCGTTCTGGTCGCTGTCGCCCTCGTAGTAGTCCCGAAACCGGGCCGGAGTCACGATGATATCGCCGCCGAGCGTGGCGACGTTGGTCAGGCGCGGTAGGTCGCGGTCTGGGCCGGACCGCTGGTCGGCCATGTCACCGCTGTTGTCCTGCCCACTTTCGGCGTCGTCGGCGCGGTCGCCCGCGCTCCAGAAGTAATCCCACATGTGGGATCACTCCGATTGGATCCGCGGCGCAAGCAGGTACGTCACCTGCCCACGCCCCTCCGCGACTGAGTAATGCCACATAAAGGGAAACTCGTCACCGAGTTCGATAGTGACCTCGGAGTCACTGTCGATAGCTCCACTCAGGTCCGAGACGTAGTCAAGGCTATAAAGCGACCGCGCGCCACCGCCCGTCTCTAGGTCGATGAGATCCTCTCGCTCGTGGGCGACGTGGACGTCGTCCGTGTCTCCATCAGCGTCGCCGTAAAAGGTCTCCCTCCCAGCGTCGACGCCGAGTGTGACGTGGTCGCTGACCAGCTCGGCGGCATCGACTACCTTCCCGAGGTCCCCGCCCTCGATGACGATCTCCGCGTTGAGGTCAAGGTCAGGCAGGTCGGGCTCCTGGCGAATCGAGTCGGGATCGATAAGTGCCAGCGTGTACTCGATACTGCCGACCTGGACATCGAGTTTTCGCGTGACCTGGTTGAGTTCGAGATGGACGAGCTCGCCTGAGTCGCCGAACCCGACAACGTCGAGTAAGCGCTCTAAGTTGAGCCCGATAATGGCGTCGTCATCGTCGTCGATCCCAACCTCGTAGGATTCGAACGCATCGGCGTCCAGACGGATGTCGCCCATGGCCACATTCGCGGGGTCAACCGCTTGAACGCGGAGGCCGTCGTCGTTGAGATGGACCTTGCACTCGTTGACCAGCGGGTCGATTGGCTTGAAGAAGTCTTCGAGCGTGTCAACGGTCGCGATGGCGGCGAACGTCACGCTGACGCACCTCCCGCGTCCGCGGCGTGCTCGTAGATCTCGACAGTTCCCGAGTCGATGATGGCGTGGCCGGCATCACTCTCGTAGACGCCCTGCCCGATGAGGTCCTCGTCGGCAGCGACGACCTCGGCAGACTCGACTTTGGCGCCACAAGCGGGACAGTAGTCGGCGACCTTGTTGGTGTTCACCGACATCAGGGGTCACCCTCCTCAGTACCGTCGTCGTCAGCGAGAGCGATCAGCTTCTCCTCACAGAGCCCGCAGAGTTCGACGTCGTCGTCAAGGTCACGCATCGCGACGCATTCTTTGCCGTCTTCGATGGGCCTACACAGTGGTGAAGTGCCGTTGTCATCGCCAGTTTCGCTGGCGTGGAGTAGGTGGTACACGTCCGACCGCGTACGGTCGGTGACGAGCACCTCGTGGTCGGCGGCGTTTCCTTCGAAAACGAACACGTCCTCACCCCAGACGCAGACGGGATACGGTGTCTCGGTGAAGTGGGAGCAGAAGCCGCCCTGAACCTCGTTGTGTCGGCCACAGAGAGGCATGCCGCAGTTCCCACAGCTGTTGTGCGCCTCCTCACCACAGTCCACACAGCGATTCTCGATGGGGACGTAGTCCGGCTCGGCCCCGCCGTCGAGGACGTGGCGGCCACCCGAGTGAAACCCGTTCGGCCAGTGCTCGGCGTCGTCCGGGACGGTGCCGTCATCTGCGATGAGTTTCTTTTCGTCCTCGTCGCCGTCTGAATTCAGGTCCTCGGCGATCAGGTAACGGCGTTGGGCGTCCTGGCGGACGAGATACCGGCCTGCGTCACTAAGGCGGTAATCGTTTGTCCGCTTGTCGCGCTCGCCCTTCTCGATAAGGTCATCATCGACGAGCGTGTCTAAGTTCGGATACAGCCGCCCGTGGTTGACCTCCTGGTCGTAGAGGTCCTCCAGTTCGCGCTTGATTGCCAGGCCGTAACTGGGCCCCTTGCGCGCCAGGATCAGTAAAATCTCCTGCTGGAACAGCGTGAGGTCCTGCGGCGTGACCTTCTGTTCGGTCGTTACTTGCGTGTCGATAGCCGGTTCGTCTGCCGTGTCGGAACGCTCTTTAGTTGAGTCTGCGTTGGCCATGATGGCTCTCGATAGTCCCAGTGCGGACGAGAGAGTTCAGCCCTGCGCGCACGGGCCAGGAACTTTGGTAGGTGAGTGGTTCGTGCGCGTGGACAGGCTGGCGCGCCGTCCGCTTTCTCCCCCAAGAACAGACTGTTTGCCTCCCAGTAGACGGCTTGTACCGTCGGGAAGGCGGCCATTTACTAACATCGTGGGTCGCGTAAGCCTGCATGGGGTGTGTGATGTTACCTCGCCGGGCCGATGGGAACGGCCCGGAGTACCTTACTTGGCGAGCGGTGCCTCTGTTGTGTCGGTCACGTGTCGTCCTCGATCTTGCTCTGGATGGTGATCTGGCCCGACCCGAGTTCGGCGACAAGCTCGACCTCGTCCCCACGCTCTAGCCCGGCCTGTTGCAGTATCTGTGGCGGGATCGTCACCACGGTGCTATTGCCCGACGCTCGAAGCTCTCGCTTCCCGCGGGCTGTCTCCGAGGCCGGGTCGATCTCGACCGACATCGAACGAATCTTATCTCGCATCTTATTTAATACTTCTCCTATGTCCAATGGGGTTAGTTATTAAATACTTACACCCGAAGATAAGACGTAGAGTAAGACCTATGGGCTCTGTCCAAGCACTACGTGTCATGGGGAACGGCGTGGATGTCGACCCGGACGAGAACGTGATGAGGGCCAGTCGGAAGCTGCGCCAGTCCGGTGGCAGTCTGGTTGTGTCGCTCCCGCCAGAGATGCTCCAGTCCGTTGGTTTTGAGGAAGGCGACGAGCTCGTCCTTGAAGCCGAGTGGGCTGGTGATACGATCTGCTTGCGGAAGGTGGACGACGTCGCCGACGAAAACGACGAGTCGTGAGTCCAGATCTTATCCGCGGGAGGCTTACGCTCTAACCGGCGGTAGTGGTAGTGGTGTCTCGGCGATTCCGGTTGGGCCCCCAACGACGGTGACGCCAAGGCTCCCGCCTCGTCATAGTTACGCTGGCGCATGCCCTCCCTCCAAGAGTTCCTCTTCGAGTTCGCGAACGTCTTCGCGGTCAAGTCGTTCGCCCGTCTTTGCGTCAACGACCTCGTCAAACGACCCGTCGCGACCCCAGTCCGACTGCTCGCAGTGCCCGCACCAGAAGTGGCCGTTGATCGGCTTCCAGTCGGAGTGGCCGACCGGACACTGAAGCCTGTGCGGGTCGTTCTCTTGGAGTCGATGTAGCTTCGGCATGGCCGCGATAACCTATTTTCGGGAGTATAAAACCGCTCAGGGTTGTCCCCGGAGTGAAAGTGAAGATAAGGTGATAAGCATTCTTGTCCAACAGAACGTAGAACCTGAAGTGATCTTCAGTTAGTTCCTGATTTTCCCCAGCTGATCGTTGCCGATTCGCTTTGCGGTACTCAGGGCGATATCGCCGTATACCTCGACCACTACGTTCTCTGCGCGGACATCTACATATGTCCACTGGCCAGTTGTGGTCGAGATCGCCTCATCCCCGAGACTCTCGTTGTTCACCGCGTACCCATCTGACTCGTACGTGTTTCGCCGGTCATTGATGAATGAACTTGCATCCGTTGGCGACTCGAACACCGCGACGGCAACAGTCAATTCGTCGTTGCTATTTTCCAGGTCGATAGCCTGGCTGGACTCCATTCCAATCGGTTCGAGGTTACCTTCTCGTGTCTGATTTACCGACCATTCACCGCCTATCTCGTCGCCGGTCAACAGGTACGTTCTCGCATTCTCGTGATACCCTGAAGCCGTGCTCGTTTCTGATTGACCCGTGAATTGTGCACACCCGGCGATGCTTATCAGAACTACTGTCAGAAGGATAAGCTTGTACGACCGTGTGTCATCCATCTCTATACAGCAACGAAATGTCGATCGCTTGTAAAACTACTTCTGCCGGGCGATAGAGGAGTACGAGTGAGTCGAAAAAAGTAGCCTGACTACTCAACGTCCGGGTCGTTCGGGCAGGGATCGCCATCGACGCGGTCGTGGTCGATGTCCTCAATGTCGTACGCCGCCGCGTCGCACTCTTCGCAGACGACGATCCCGAACGGCTCGCCTTTCTTGAAGCCGTCGACGTCCACCGGGACCGGCGAGCGCGGGAGGCGATAGTGAGTGTTCTCCCGGGCCCACTTCGGATGCCGCCCGCTCATTCGAGCTTCCAGTCCACGCCGTTCGTCGAGATCCGGATCCACAGGTTCCGCGGCAGCTTCGGGATCGGGATCTTGCCCTCGATGCTGATCATGCGTCACCTCCCTCGGGCTGGACCTCCCGAAGGTCGTCGGCCCACTCCTCGGCTTCTTCGATGACTGCGTCCATGTTCTCGATGGCTTCCTCCGCCGTCTTGCCCTTCGCCTTGATCTTGATTTCGTCCTGGTCCCGCGTACCGCTGCCGCGCTTCAGCTTCGACGTGATCGACACGCCCGAAGCGACGTTCTCGACCGTCTCCGTCTGGTCGTTCTCAGGCATGGACAGTCACCTCGTCGAGGACGCCGGCACGGTCAGCGGCGTCGGTGTGCAACTGGAGCCACTCCCGGGCTTCGTGAACAGCAGCGTCGATCTCGTCCTCATCCCAGTGGTCTGTCCAGTCCGGAGCATCGGTCACGATCGTCGCGCAGGCCCGGGCGACCTGCTCGTTGACGACGGCGTCGACCTCCCTGTCGAGCGTCTCTGCGGCGTCGAAGGTCGCCATGGCAACCCGGCCACGGTCGTCGCGCAGCTCGCTGAGCTGATAGCAGCCCTCGGCGAGTTCGACGAGCCGGGTCAGGTCGTCGTCGGTGGTGTGGTCGCCCTGTACCTGTTCGTGCACACGGTTGTGCAGTAGCGTCACGTCGAACTCCTTGGCCGTCTCCCGGGCCAGCGTCCCGACGCGTTTCCCGGCGCGCACCATTGTCAGGCCACCCCCAGGGCCCGCCGCAGGCGGACGAATAGCCCGTCCGGTTCGAAGTGCCGGGCGTAGGCCTCGTCGCCGAAGAACTTGCGGTCCGACTCGACCCGTTCGAGCGTCGCTCCCTCGATGCAGTAGCCGTCGATCACGACGCCTTCGTCCGTCTCCTCGACGGACTCGTTGACCGGCCACGTGTGTTCGAGGAACCCGCCTTCGAGTTTGATGTAGGCGTACATCGTCACGTCCCTCCGATGCCGTCCATTAGACCGGCCGCGTCGAGCAGGTCCACGGTAACCCGGACCCAGTCCCGGTCGTCGACGTGCGCGGCGACGTAGAGAACGTAGTCATCGAGTGCGCCCTCAACGTCGTCGACGACCGTCTCGACCGCATCAGCGTCGGCGACCAGCTGCCGGCGCACGAGGACTGACCCGTCACGGGAGTACATCTCGTGGCGCTCGCTCGTGACGATGATGCGGTCACGCTGCTCGTCGTAGTAGTGGTTCAGATCCTTCGAGTCCACGCCGATGTGGACTAGGTCGTTCGCGACGACGTCGATCGCGACGTCGTCCTGTTCGACAGGTTCTTGTCCGGAGTGGCCGGACTGTGACACGCTTCGGCTCATAGTTGGGTTCGAAGCGCGGTCGGGCGTGTTGGCTCACGCCCCGGCCATTCTGCGACCGGCGTCCCGTGCTTCTTACTCCATAGTTCAGCGGCCTTGACCTTATAGTTTGTGTTACAAACTCTTATTACCCGCTTTTTTCAATGGCTGGTGTCGCAAAGTCTTTAACGCAAGCGCGTATCAATAAGTTTGTAATGCAAGCCAGTGAGACAAGCGGCATGGCGCTTGATGAAGACGACCTCCGGGAGGTCGATCGGTTCATTCTTGACTATCTTCAGGAGGGTCGCGTGACGCCGGCGTACTGTCGGGACCGTATCATCCAGGAAGGACATCGCGAGGACCTCACCTCAACCTACTGCGGCCAACGACTGCAGCGCCTCGAAGAGCACGACCACGTCGAGAACCTGCTTGGCGTCGGGCTCTACCAACTCGTCACTGACCCACGGGAGGTTAACGATGGCGATGACTGAACCGGCCGACCCCGACCAAGACGACCGCGAGATCGTCGTTGGCGAGACCGCCGGCGGCGAGGCCTACGCCCTCCCCGTTGAGGAGATCCTCACGGGTCGAGCGTTCATCACTGGGAAGTCCGGCGCGGGCAAGTCTAACACCGGGAGCGTCATCGCCGAGGAACTTCTCGAGCGCGGCCACCCCCTGCTGATCGTCGATGTCGATGGCGAGTACTGGGGCCTCAAGGAGGCCTACGAGGTACTTCACGTCGGCGCGACCGAGGAGTGTGACCTGCAGGTCGGCCCCGAACACGCCGGCAAGCTCGCCGACCTCGCCCTCGGCCAGCACGTCCCGATCATCCTGGATGTCTCGGGGTATGTGGATGGCGACACCGCCGACGAACTCGTCCTCGAAGTCGCACGGGAGCTGTTCGCCCGCGAGCAGGAGGCACTCCAGCCGTTTCTCATGCTCGTCGAGGAGATCCACGAGTTCCTGCCTGAGCAGGGCGGCCTTGGCGACGTAGGGGAGATGCTCATTCGCGTCGCAAAGCGCGGCCGCAAGCGGGGCCTCGGCATCATGGGCCTCTCCCAGCGCCCGGCGAACGTCAAGAAGGACTTCATCACGCAGGCCGACTTGCTCATTTGGCATCGGCTCACTTGGAGCAACGACACGAAGGTCGTCAAACGGGTCGTCGGCACCGCCGAGGCCGATGCCGTCGAAGACCTCGACGATGGCGAGGCGTTCGTCCAGGCCGACTGGAACGAGGCCGACGTCGAGCGGGTCCAGTTCCGCCGCAAGGAGACCTTCGACGCCGGCGCGACACCTGGCCTCGACGATGTCGACCGTCCCGATCTCAAGTCCATCGGCGAGGACCTCGTTGACGAGCTTGAGGAGATCTCCGAACAGCACTCCCGCCGACAGGACCGCATCGCCGAGCTGGAGGCGACGATCGACGAGAAGGACGAGCGGATCGAGGACCTCGAAGCCGAGATCGAGCGACTGAAGACCGCCGACGAGACGCTCGATCTGTTAACTCGCCGGCTGGAGGGGTCGGCCGCCGAGGGCGAGGTCTCCGAGGAGATGCAACAACGGTTGGAGGAAAAGAACGAGCAGATCCGTGAGCAGGAGGTGACGATCGAGAGCCTCCGTGAGGACCGCGGGGATCTGCAGGACCGCGTCGACGACCTCGAAGCCGATGTCAAGCGGCTCCGGTCCTACGAGGACCGCGTCGAGCAGGCCGAGCGCATCGAGGAGCAGTTAAAAGAGGCCCGTGATGTGCTCGGAGTCGACGTGACCGAAACCGCCAGCGCCGCCGCTGGCGACCAGCCTGACGACGTTGAGGACCTGCACGCAGAACTCGCGAACGCGCAGGAACAGATCCAGAGCCTCGAAGCCGAGAACGAACGGCTTCGCGAAGCCGCCGAAGAGACCGATGGTGTGGTCGTCCCGACTCACTACCAGGACTTTGTCTCCGAGCCAGTCGTCCAGAATGCCATCGAAGACGCGAAAGAGAAGACGACCGCCTCGCCCCGCTACGTCAAGGGCGTCGTCGCCGCGATCGTCCAGGAAGGAGACGCTGTCAACTACGACACCATTGCTGAGCGACTGGGTGTGTCGACGACGAGCGATGTGTCGAAGGCCGCCTCAACGCTGGAGGCCATCGGCGTGCTGGAGCGAGTCCAGCAGTCGCCGGCGAGGGTCGACTTCGACCTTGACGGTGTCGCTGAAATCAAGCAGAAACAGCAGCGCCGCGAGCAAGCCGAGGTCGTGATGGAGGATCTCTGATGTCCTCAGACGGGAGTGAGCGATTCGGATACTTATCACACGACCCTATCAATTGCATATATGCAAAGTATTAAGTGGGTGGCTTGCATATATGCAAGTGTAGAAAGACAATGTCCGACTCACCCACCGCCACCGAACTCGAAACCGACGCGGTCGACGAAGACACGCTCGCCGGCTACGCCGACCAACACGACGCCTGCAACGTCTTCGCGTTCTGGTACGTCGAGAACGTCAACGAGAACGCGGTCGTCAAGGACGCCATCGTCGGCAACGTTGAGCACGCCTACGTCTACGATCCCGACCTGAACGCGACCATCGACGCAACGCTCGGCCAGTTCGACGGCGACTTCGGCCTTGATGTCGCCGACGCTGGCGCGTGGGACGGCGACAACCACCCACACACCAACGACGGCGACGAGGTCTACGAGTGGGGCAATCGAGACGCCTTCAACGACCATTACGACCAGGCCCGAAACAGCGTTTCCTACGTGGTGGCCTAAAAATGACGGACCGACTCACCGCCACCGAACGCGAACAACTCTCGAAGATAGCCTCCGACGCCGAAATTGAAGCCGCTATCGAACAGAACGACGACCCCGACCACCCCGACGCCTATACCGTCGGTGAGGTTCGCAATGTGCTCGCCCGCATCAACGCCGACATCCTCGCCCACTGGGATCTCCACCAAGACGCGCTTGACGACGGCGCATACGAGATCGTCCACGAAGACCGCGAGGTCATCGTGCTCGCCGAGGGCGGGCACTTCTGGAGCGAGCAGCTTGACGCGATGCAGATCGGAGACGAGAACGGCATCCTCTACTCGATCGTCGTCTCACTCCATCACACTGCCGCCCGAAAGCACTGCGAGCATTCGTGGTCCGTCTCAACGCCAGTCGTCGTCAAGAAGACCGGTGACGTCCGCGCTGGCGAGCAGAACGTCCTGCGCGAGATCGCGCGCCGGACCGAGGAGTACGGAACCGTCTCCCGTGCTGTCGACACGCTCGCGACCGAGGTCCATGACTGGAACAAAGGCGACTGGGCGCGTCTCACGGACCGTGACCCGTCAGTCGTCACGCGGACGACAGACAACTGAGATGCCCCGCACGCTCCTCGCCGAAGGGAGTCGCGACTGCCCGGTCTGTGGCGAGCGCAAAGAGCGCCTGTCCCGACACTGGAGTTTCTGCGAGTTTCCCGACGCCGACGGCGACCTCCGAGCACTCCTGACGGGCGTGCTCCTGGGTGGCGGGACACTCCAGGGCAACGGCGAGAACACCCAACACTTGCTCGTCCAAACAACCAGCGAGTCGCTCGCGCGGTGGCTGTTCGCCGAACTCGACTGGCTCGCCCACTCGCTGCGGCGTCGGACGTTCGAGGGCGAGCGCGAGCCCATCTATCAGGTGCGAACGCACGCCCACACGTATCTCCGCCGACTCCGCGACCGCTGGTATCGTGACGGTGCGAAGCGGCTGCGGACCGACATCAACCTCTCGCCGCACGCTGGTCGCGTCTGGTGGGCGCTCGCCGGCGGCTTGGAGTGGACCGGCGATCACGACTCGCAAGTCCGCGGGATGTTCTCTGCTGAAGCCGACAGTCGCGCTGCCGCGATCAGCACATTGCTGGAGCGGCGGGGCTACGACCCCACGCGTCTCGACCGGCGAGTTGTCTTCTACGGCGACGACCTCCGTGACTGGTTGAGCTGGATCGGCGATCCCGTTCTTGGCGCTGAGCACAAATGGGAGACGGAGCAGGCGATATATTGGGCGCTTCGCAGTGACGCCGATTCGCCAGGCGCGTTTCGGGCGGCGGTCGCCCGCGAATCGCTGTCACTCGCACGCGAGCGAACTGCCGGCGAACTCACGCCCGAACGCTTCAACTCGGTCACGACGTCTGTTGACGCCGACACGGTCGCCGATGCGTTGGGTGGCGGGTCATGGGAGGATGCGCTCAACGTTGCCGGGATTGACATGGAGCGGGCGGAAAACCGGTCGTTGGATACTGCGCACGCAGACACCTGGTTTTCAGACCCCGAGTCTGCCGACCCGCAGTATTCGGATGTCGACCTAATCGACAGCCTCCAGCGTGCGGCAGCCGAACATGGGGAGTCACTGGAAATCTCGGAATATCGAACCTGGCGCGAAGGGTGCGACGACCAGGTTCCAACTGCGGAAACGATTGTGGGGCGGATCGGGTGGAGAGCTGCTGCAGAAAAAGCGGGTCTCTCAACAAATAAACCCGGCGGCGGGCAGAAATATAGCGACAGCGATATTATAGAGGCCATCCAGGCGGCCGCGGGAGACAACCAACGACTGACTGCGGAGGAATATAAACGATGGAAAGCAGAGACGGAAGGCGATGCCCCGTCACGTGCGACTATCAGGAAGCGTCTGGGCTGGGCAAGCGCGTGCGAAATGGCTGGTCTTGAATATCGACGTCACACGAAGTAGGTGACAGCGCCGCCGCTGGGCGTGGCCTCCGCGCTGGGTGCCTCCGGACCGCCCTTTCTTCGGCTTACAGATCGCCCCAACAACCGCTCACCCCACCCGCACACTCATCACAGCGGGTCGCGCTCAACCTGGAGGTATGTGTCGGATGCCCCCCCCGACACGCGGAGTTCGCTGTCAGCGTTCCGGACGCGCCACTCGTACTCGTTGCCTGCTGTCAGTTCGACATGCCGCCCTTGGTAGAGGTAGTGGAACGCTTCGCCAGCGGCGCTGATCCCCGTTTCAAGCTTCGTCTCGCTTTCGTCACCGTTGATCCCATCCGTCACGTCGCGCCACAAAACGACCAGTCGGTCACCCACCTGCTGGGGATAATACTCGACCTGGGTTTCGACGTAGTAGCGACCACTCTCGTCTGGGACGAATTTTTGCTGGACGCGGTCGTACTCGTTGCGAGCGTCGTCAAGTACTCGGCTCCCGAGGACGATGGTCTCCCCAGCCTCAGCGCTCCGGCCGTTCTTGATGGTTAGGTTGAGGTACGTCTCCGTCGATGAATCTGAGGCGGCGGTCGCGGCCGCGCCGCCGACGCTGCCTGCCACGCCAGCCAAAAACTGGCGTCGGGTAAATCTCATGGGTGTATCGAAACGTTTCTCGCCCTCGCGGGAAAAGCCCCGCCCTCAAGGACCGAGCGGCTTTGCCGCGAGGGAGTAGGGCGGGGTAGTTTACTTGACGACCCGCCCCCTGACGGTAGCCTCAACGTCGATATCCCCGGCTGACCCTCGAATCTCGATTGAGTTCAGTGGCGTCCCCACATTGAAATTGCGGGCGTTGGGGTTGAACGTGGCCCCGAAGTCCGATGGGCTGCCCCACGCCCGCATGGTCACGAAGTCACTATACTGGCCGTCGAACCAGAGTGGGCCTGCGTAGGTCTTGTTATCAGCGATGCCCTCAACCAGCCCCCACTCCGTTTGGGTATTACTCCCAGCCCCCGTGTCGTCTTTTTCCGTGTAGTTAGACCCGCTATCGCCGTTGAGCCGAATCTGTAGATCCTGCGAGTCACCAGATTGGTTTTTTATCTCGTCGACATCGACGATCACCCAATCATAATTATTGTTGAGATTGTAGGTGGTCGATTGCGTGGCTGACACTGAGATTGTGCCGTCGACGGCCCACTCGCTCGGGCTGATGACCTGCTTCTCTGTACCGAGCGCCCCGAACTTCCCATCGGGAGAGTCGTTGATCGTGTCATCGTACGTTTGATTCGACGTGTCGACCGTCCCGATCAGCAGGGATGGGTTCGTCGGCGGCGTCTGGTTCGAATCAACGTGAATCCCGATGTGGTCGTCCTGGGTGGGGTCGTGGTGCAGGTAGACGTAGTTCTTCCCGTTCGTGTTCGGCAGCGACACCGTCCGCTGATCGGCCAGCAAGTAGTACGCCTGCTTGGCGTCCTCGATGATGGCGAAGTTCCCCCACTGGTCGGTCGTGCCGATCGTCAGGTCGTTGTTCGTCCAGTCCGCGTCGAAGCCGAACCCACGCTCCTTGTAGTCGGTCTGGTTCCCGACCGCCAGCATCAGCGCGAGGTTCGTCTCACTTAGGTCGTCTCCGTCTTGATAGATTACCTTGTCTGCCATGGTGTCCTCCTGAAGTCTGAAAAGCGTGCGACCGCTCACCCCGCTACGTCGTGAGCGCGGGGATCACTGCGGTCGGTCTGGTGGTCAGCTCCGTGACGCCAGTGCATCCAGCCGCGTTCGGATGTCGGCGATCGTCTCGCCGACGGTCTTCCGGGATCCGAGCCGGAGCACCGTCTGCTCGGGCGTGTTCTCCACGTCCCGCACTTCTAGGTGCTCGTCGAATGGAAGCTCGTCGAACGCGACGGCCTCGATGACCGACCAGCCCGCCTTGTCCGACGGGATCGTCACGATCCCTTCCTTGAGCGGGTCGTCCAGCTGGCCACCAAGCAGCCGAGCGACCTGTCCACACGCCCGGGGCGTCGGGAGTTGCGGGAACTCCGGCTTGATGGTCCGTGCCGTCGCCGGCGCGTTCGAGAGCGTGTACGTATCGGTCGGCTGGTGCGCGTAGTCGACCTTGTAGGTCTGGCCGTCGGTCATGTCGCCGTTCGAGAGCACCTTGATACGGCCGTCCAGCCCGTCGAGTTGGTAGTCGGTCTTCTCGACGAACTGCTCGCCCGTGTTCGGGTCGTAGACCGCCTCCTTGCCCTTCTGGACATAATCGTTGTCGAGGTCAACCCACGTGTTGTGGTCCGCGGTGAACTCCTCGCCACGCACGCGCTGGCCCGAGCCTTTGACGGTGACCTCGCCGACGATCTCGGCGACCGTCTCGGTGGACTCGAAGCTCGTGATGGGCTCTTGCCGGTCGGTGGTCCGCTGCTTCGGCTCGGCCCACTCGACGCTCCAAGTGCCGTCGGCGTGGATCCGGACCTCCCACAACGAGTCGGTTAGGTCCTCTGCGATGGCAGTGAGGACGTCCCTCGCCGGCTCGTCGAACTTCTGGTCGACGACCAGCGGCGTGTCGTCGAGGTCCGCCTTCAGTACGCTCGCGTCGATCTGCGGCGTCTTGAAGCCCTGCGTCGGCGTCGCGTCTGTCCGACTGCCGTACCCTTTGAGCGTCAGCTGCAGTTTCAGACTCGGACCCGTGTCGGCGAAGTCGTCCTCGAAGGTGTCGACGCCGCTCCCGCTGCGCAGGTAGTTCTGCCCGCGGTCGTTGGAGAGTGCGATCTCCTGAACGCCGCTGACGTCGTCGACGGTCAGTTCAGCACGGCCGCCGACGACCGACCGAACCTGAGATACCGCTTCGAAGTCCCGCGTGGGCAGTTGCTTCCCCCCGTTCCCGGTCGCGTACTCGGTCGGAGAATCCAAGTAGCCACTCGAGTCCGAGACATCGTTATCAAAGTTGCCGGAGTCGTGGTACCGCCGGTCGTAGACGGCGATGAGGTCTACCCAGCAGCTTGCGTTCTGCGGGTTGCTCTCACACTCAATACGGACAGTCACCGAATCCCGGTCAGCATTGGGAGCGTCAGCAGTATCCCAGCCGTACGAATCCGACGAGGTCTGACCGTTGTCAGCCCAGCCGCCACGGTGCTCGCCATCGATATAGTACCGTATTTCAGGCGTCTCGTAGTTTCCGTCGTTGTCGGGATCGTCCGGGAACCGGATCCGGAACGCAGCTTCCATCTCGCCGCTGGGTACCGTATAGCTCGGATTCCAGTCCATCTCGACGTAGTCACCGGACGTGTCCAAGTTGACTGCGTCGTCATCCGAGGAGTTACTGTCGCTGATCAGATTCGAGACGGACTTATCACCGATAGCGTTGGTTTCCCGAACACGACACGTCTTCGAGAGTCGGAGGCCTTCCCCATCGCCGTTTGAGAGATCACTGGCAGCGATGACGGGGCTGTACGGCTCGGCCTTCTCGAAGAAGCCCTGAAAGTCGGCCTGAGTGTCCGCCGAGTGCAACTGGACGTTCTCCTCGATCGTCGAGGGCGGCGCATCTACGTTCGCCTGGTAGGATGTCGCCGTCTGGATGACGTCTTCGGCGACGAGGTGAGCCTCTTTGGCATCGATCTTGTTCCTGTAGATGTTTTCGAGTTCCGTCCCGCCGCGGCCCTTCAGGACCTGCGTCGCACCTTCGGTCTCCTCAATGTCCTCTAACTCGTCGATGGGCTGGCGTTGTGCGTTGTACCAGACCCGGATCGGGATCGTGTTGTTCTTGAGGTCCAACCCCTGCCACATCTGCCGCTTCCGAACCGGGATCGACAGCCGTGGATAGCCGTTGACAGCAGGGTTCCGCGAGGGGCTACCCGCGACCTCGGGCTGCACGGTTTCCCCGCTTGGGAGATCTACCTCGACGTACCAGCCCTTCGCTGGCGGACTGATGTCCATATCAGCAGTTCACCTCCGTCCGCCTGATGATGTCCATAGCCGCCGCAGGATCCTCCTGGCTGCCGTGAGCGATGGGGTCAAGCCGGTCCTTCAGCCCTTGCGGGACCGCGCCCTCGTTGTCGGGGTTCAGCCAGAGCACGTCGTCGTAGCCCCGCTTCGCGCTCATGTTCAGGTTCTGTGTGGTCAGTGACGCTGCCGAGGTGTCTTCGAACTCGACCTGTGCGTCGACGCGGCACTGACTGACTGTCAGAAGGTCCAAGTCCCACAGCCGCCACGACGAGTTTCCGAGCGCCACGATCTCGTAGACGCTGTCGTCGGGCTCCCAGCGGTAGGCTTGAAGTTGCTGGTTGGCCTCATCGAACTCCAGACGGAGCCGGTCCGTCTCGACCACGGCGAGGTCGTTCTCGAAGTCGTGCTTCGTCACGAATACCTGCTGCCACTGTAGTGGCGTGCGACTCTGCCCGACGGTAGCGGTGTCCCCAACGGTCGCGCTGCCGACCTGCGCGCCGTCCCCATCTTCCTCGTAGTACTTCTCGCGGCCGCGGCGGTCCCAGACCCGAGCATCCGTCCGCCACTCGTGGTGATAGTCCAGGCGGAAAATGAGCGACGGCGAGTCAAAGGACGGTTTGGTCGCGTCGTAGATGTTGATCTCGCCGTGTTCGCCTTCGACCGTCCGCTGGACCGTGGCCGACTCAGTGTTGTTCGTGTCGCCGACCACGTCGAACCAGCGGACCTTGCGGGCCCGGGCAGAGAGGCCAATCTCCGCGGTCGAAGCGCTGCCGAGCGGGTTGTCTTCCGTCGTCGGGAACGTCCGGACAGCACGCCAGTACGACGCGATGTCGCCGGCGTGGGTCAACTGCAGCCTGCGAGGCCGTTGGATCCGTCGTTCCCGAGCGTCGCGGGGTTCGATCCGGCCGTCCGCAGGTTCGTAGTAGCCGGCGTCGGGCACGCGCACGCCACTCTTGCCCGCGAGCGGGACGGGGGAGTACGCCTCGCTGGCGAACAGTTCCCGAAGTTCGTCTGCGGTGACGTCCACGAGTTCGCCGAACATCTCGCCCGACAGCGTTAGGTCTTCACTGTTCGGGGCGATGCCTTCGACCTCGGCAACGTCGCTCTGGAGGACGGTTTCCGAGGCGATCCGGCGCGAAGTCTGCGGGTTCCGGCCCTGTAGCAGTGCCTCGGGGAGGGTGATACGGTAGAGGCGGCGGTCAGGCATGGCTATCGATCACCGCGGAGGGCGCTGTGGCCGAGGTCGCTGATGTCCTGCGTGGCGACGAGGAAGATCGTCCCGTTGAGGAAGCCGTCCTCTTCAGCCCGACAGGTCAGCTGTGGCTGCTGTTCGAAGACGACGTCGATCGGCTCGAACAGTCCCTCGTCCGACCACTCGCCGTACTCGAAGACAGCCTCGTCGCCGCCGCGACTGTCGAACTCGCCCACGGTCAGGTACTTCATGAACACGTTCGACTGCGTGAGCGGGTCTGCGCCGGTCGCGTTCTCGACACTCGGAGAGGAATACGACGGGTCGCCCCAGGTGACGTCCTGGTTGTTCGCGTCCTTCGCGTCCTCCCAGCCGCGGAAGTCGATCTGAAAGCCGTGGACGCCGCCCCCGAGGTCGAGGTGGACGCCGCGGCGCTGTGACTCGCCACCGGTCGCTTCCTGCAGGATCGAGTTGACTGTCGAGCCGCGGCCGCCGACGATGTACCCAGTCCGGACGAACTCCGTGACGTCCGGGTCGCCGTACATCCGGAAGATGCCTTCTTCTCGGGAGCCGTCTCCGTTGCAATCACAACGCAAGGTTAAACGTGCTTCTTGGAGTGTCATCAGTAGCTCTCCATCTCTTGCTGGATCTGCTGTTCAACGCGGCGCTCAACCTCGCGTTCGAGCTGGTCGATGCCGTCGCGGAAGGCCGTCCGCAGCGAGTCCGGCTGCAGCGAGACGGAGACCTCGTTGACCTGGACCTGCGCTTCGACCCGAGTGGGCTGGTCGGGCGTGTTGCTGGTTCGGGAACCTGACTCAACCTGGAACGGGTTGCGCTGCCGCCGACCGCGAGTGTCGCCCCCTGCCGCGCGAGCACCCTGAGCCGCTGCGCCCTGGATGGTGCTCTGGAGCGCACTCAGTGGCATCACGGCCTCGTCCTCACGGCCCTCGCCGAGCAGCTGCCGCGTCGGGCCCGTCACGACACCGCCGGCGGCCATCCCGTTTTCGTCACTACCTTCGCCGGTCACGCCAGGAAGGTTGTTGAGCCAGTCCGGCCGCTTGACCTGGATTTTCGGCAGGTCTTCGGGCCCCGGGAGGTTCCAGTCTTCCGGGACGATCGCCGACGGGTCGGGGAGATCCCAGTTGTCTGGGACGAGAGCGCCGGGAGAGGGCAGGTTCCACTCATCAGGGACGAAGTCGCCCGGCTGTGGAAGGTTCCAGTCCTCCGGGACCAAGTCACCTGGCGACGGGAGGGCCCAGTCCTCCGGCACAAGCACCGACGGGTCAGGGAGGGCCCAGTCCTCCGGCACAAGCACCGACGGGTCAGGGAGGCTCCAGTCTTCCGGGACAAGCGAACTCGGAGAGGGAAGGCCCCAGTCGTTGGGGATGAGCGACTGCGGCGACGGCAGACTCCAGTTGTCTGGGACGAGATCACCGGGCGAGGGGAGGCTCCAGTTGTCCGGGACGAGGTCGCCTGGTGCGGGGAGGTTCCAGTCGTCGGGGACCAGATCACTGGCCGATGGGAGGCTCGGCCAGTCGAAGTTCTGGAGGTCCTCGATGGTCTGCTGCCAGGCGTCGATCTGGAATCCCGGGCCCATGATCCCCGACATCTTCGTGAGGCGCGTGGCGCCCTCGACGGCGTCGCCGCCAGCTCCGGGCATCTTCTCGTTAAGGGCTTGGCGCTGCTTGTCCCCTGTCAGCCCGCCGAGCGCCTGAAACAGCCCACCGGCTCCGATCATGCCGGCCATGCCCATCCCGCCACCGCCAGCAGCGAGACGAGCGAGGCCGAGGCCGCCGAGAAGGCCGCCGCCCCCTCCACCACCGCCGGCACCACCGCCCTGCTGCAGCGCCGTGTGGATGTCCTCCAGCTTGTCGAGTTGCTCTTCCTCGATCTTGAGCAGGGCCCCCGCACCGGTCGATTTGGCTGTCCCGCTCGCCGCGTCTCGATTACGGCCGGCTGTCGTCGCCCCGCCGCCGTCCCCGTCGCGCGCGATAGCGTCGACAGCGGTCCCGAGCAGACCCCCGCCAGGGATCGCCTGTTCGAGTTTGCGCTGTATCTGACGCGTGTCGATGTTCGCGGTGAGGTTGGCCACGTCCTCGAACTCTCGCTCCATCTTCGAGGCCTGGCGGTCCAGTTCCTGGTCGTCCACCTCGGGGCGGACGATCCCCACCAGTTCTGCGCGTCTGGCCATCAGGAATCACTCCAGTTGCTGTTGTATCTCATCGTCGAGTAGGTCGGCGAAGTCAAGGAGCACGAGGGCGTCCTCGACGTACAGTGAGTCCGGGGAGAGGCCGTGGCTGAGGATAGCCTGCATGACCTGGCGGCGAATACCCTCATCGGCGACCAGCCTCAAAAATCGGAGAGTTCGACCTCGCCGTACGTGTTAAAGTTGTCGACCCGGTTGTTCAGCCACTCGAACGTCGGCTGCTCGAACGCGAGCGTGTTCAGCCGCCCGTCCGACGTCGTCGGCGCGTCCGGCGGCGCTTTCTCGACGCAGACCTGCACTTTGTGGTGCTCCTGCATCTGGATCTGCGACCGCGGGTCCGTCCCGTTCTTCATCGATCCGTCGGCGAGCATGTCGGTCGCCCGGGCGGCCTCGCCGGCGCGGGCCTTCTTGATGACGAACTCCGACCCGCCGAAGCGCTCGATCTCCGCCTCGACGAGCTCGGCAGCGTGCTTGGCCGCCCTGATAGGGTGGTCGACGCCCGCCCACTCTGCCGGCGGCCACTCGACCTCTTCGTCATCGTCCCCACTCTCTTCGTCATCATCCCCACTCTCTTCGTCATCACCTTCGACGCGCTCTTTCAGCTCCCGGAGGCGTTCGACTTCCTCGCGGTAGTCGTCGACGAGGTCCTGCAGGTCGACCGTTGCCGTGTCCCCACCAGTACTGACGTCCTGTGTGGCGTCGCTGTCGGTACTCCCGGTATCGGTGTCAGTTGTCTCGTTAGGCATGAAAACCAGTGCTCGTCAGGGCGGCGACTGCGTCTCGTTCGTGACCGACGCGGCGGCGTCCGTCGAAGGGCGGTTCAGACTCTCGGCCAGCGCCGTGTTCGCGTCGCCGACGCCCTCCTCGCCGTAGGAGTTGGGCAGCGTCGACGTCAGCGAGTAGACGTGCTTGTTGATGCCCGAGCCAGCGGACACGCCGTTGTCGAACGACAGTTCGGCGCTGACGGAGTTGTCCATACTCTCCTGGACGACCGTGGCGCTCGCGCCGCCGTAGACATCCTGAAGAGTGTCGGCATCCTGCTTGATCTTCGAGTGGTCCAGCGACGGCGTGAACAGCCCGAGGAGAAAGTCCACGCCGACCCGCGAGCCGAACGCGCGGATGACCTCGGCGGTCTCCCACGCGAGTTCGAGCGTCGCGTCCTGGACGAGTGCTTCCGTGGAGCCGTCGCGCTTGAGCGCTGCATCACCGTAGTCGAGGACGTCGTCGTCGATGCCGTCCTGACTAGTGAGCGTAACGCCCGTGTTCGTCTCCTCGGTCGCGTAGAAGCCCTCCATCGTGACGCGCGTCTCGCCATCCTCGGTGACGGAGGGCTCGATGGCGACGCGCCCGGTGACACAGCCCTGCAGTTCGCGCTCGGCCTTCGTGCTCGTCTCGTACCCTTCGAAGATCTGGAACGACCGGGCGTCACCGTTCGCCAGCGAGTAGTCGTGCGTGTACGACCCATCGGCGTTGTCCGTGGTCGACGGCGAGCCGTAGATGGACTCCAGCCACCAGGGGTTCGTCAGCCCGAAGGAGAGGCTCCACGCGCCGTCGAAGTTGCTCTCCTTGAGCGCGACAGCGACCTCCTTGCTGAAGTTCGTGATGCGGACGATGTTATTCGTCGCCTCCGCCGTCTCCAGCGTCCCTGAGGAGCCCGGAACGAACGGGCTGCGCGTCCCGTCGAGCGTGAGGTAGTTGCCCGCCTCCTCGTACTGCATGTTGACGCGGACCTCAGAGCCATCCAGGACTCCAGCGCCCGACATCAGGCCTCACCTCCGTTGGTTGGTTCAGTACTGTCCGGTTCGTCGTAGCCGTAGCGGTCAGGGTCGAAGTGTTCGCGCATGTTCCGTGTCAGGTGTGCTTGGTGACCGTCCAGCCAGGCTTCGACGTCCGCGAGCGACCGCGGGATCTCCAGCCCGGCCAGCTCCTGCAACTTGTCTCGATGCCGACGGACCCATGCCGGACGGTCCTTGTTCTGTTCGTAGGTGTCGAGGTTCATCTGTCAGCCTCCGTGGGTTCGGGATCGGTCTCCGGGGTGTACCCGCAGTTGATACAGTGCTCGCCGCCGAACCCAGCGACGAGCGGGCCACCGCACTCGGGACAGCCGCCGTCATCGGCCGCGTCGTCGGCAGACTGGTCGGCAGCCGCCTGGACGACCTCGTCGACGTCGTCGCCCTCGCCCACACTCGCGTCATCGTCAAGCCGGCCCTCGGCGGCCTTCCGGTACTGGTCGGCGATGATCGTCCACTGCTCCGCCTGCAGCTTGGCGACGGTCGTCGCGCCCTCGTACCAGATACGGCGCTGCTCCTCATCGTAGCCTGCTGGCGGGCCGGGAAGTTCGGGCATGGTATGGACACGCGCCGCTCAGGGCGCAGGGTTGATGTTGTCCGCGTGCTGGACGAACGCGATATTGACGTCGGCACGATACACGTTCACGCCCTCGTTGGCGGACGTGTCTCGGATCGTGCTCGCAAGAACGAGGTCGAACTCGGCGAACCCCTTGCGGTGGTCCTCCAGGATGCGCTTGGTTTCTCCGGTCAGGCCGACGTACCGGTCGGGTTCGCTCATCCCGGGCCGGCTCCCGAACATCCGCTCGCGGCCGTCGATGCGGGTGCCGTCGATCCGCCGGGTGGCGCTGCGTAACTCGACCGTCACGTCGGCTTCGATCTTCTGGTGGGTCCACCCGAATCCCCGGGGTTCGAACGTCATGTCGCCACCATCGACGATCCGTGCGTAGTCCTGGGTCTTCAGGTCGGACTTCGAGACGCTCTGTTCGAGGACGATCTCCGGCTTGGGGACGTCCGTCGCTCGGCCGGTGATGGTCTTCTCCCAGTTCTGGTCGAGCAGCGCTTCGGCAGCTTGGATGACCGTCATCTACCGTCCCTCCAGCCAGCGTTCCGCGTCGATGAGCGCGCCGCGCAGGAAGCCCAGTGGCTCGATCCCTTCGACTTCGACCGACTCGAAGAACACGGTTGGGAACGTTTCCTCGAACATCTCCTGAACCTCGCGGGGCGCATCGGGCCACTCGAACGCCAGCGTCTCTCCGTCGGCGACGATCTCGTGCGTCTGGGTACCGTCCTCGAAAAAGTTCGACGCCGGGTGAGGGTACTCGACGACGGCCCCGCCTTCGCTCTCGACCCACTGCGGCGGCTGTGCCATCTGAGCAACACTCTCGACGTCGTAGCCGCGGTCGTCGCCGGCAGCGTAGAGGTTGTCCTGCGACCACGAGAAGACGCGGTTGGCCGCCTCCATCGCCTGGTCGCGGCTGATCTCTTCGGCGGCGACTTCCAGCGTCGTCGTGTCCTCGATCTCGAAGCCCATTACTGGTACCCGTAGTTGTCGCTGTACTGCGCGACGGTCTGCTGCCACTCGGCCTCCCAGTCGTCGAGCTTGCGCTCGGGCTCGGGAGCCCGGCCGTTATCGACGAGGACGTCCGTCCAGTCGTCGTAGCGGACGAGTTCCTGAGCGGCCTTCGCCGCGACCGCTTCTCGGACGTCCATCGGGCAGTAGTGGACGGTTGAACCGCTCGCGCGGTCGGCGTCACTGGTCGCCCGGACGCCGCGGGCCCGGACGGTGATCTCGTCGGCAGAGTGGTCCACGTCGGAGACGTCGATGTACTCACTGCCATCGACGAGCATCACGCCGCCCGTTGGCGGCAGTCGGCTCGCGTCGGCGACACTGACTGTGGTGGTCGCGCCCTGCGCGAGTTGCGCCGACAGCGTCGTCTGGCCGGCATGGGCGTAGTCCCCGCCAGCGCCGGTTCGGTACGAGAGCCGGATGAACCGGTCACGGTACCGGCGAAGCACCGGCATGTGCCCGCGACCAGGGAGCTCGTACACTGTGAGTGTTCCTTCGCGGTAGTCGGCCACCCAGGACGAGCCTTCCTCGTTGGTGATGTCCGTCCAGTTGTCTCGCCCGGTACGCCGCTCGATGAAGTCACCCTGCGAGGCGTCGAACGGCGCGACGTTCCGTTTATCGAGGTAGACGTGTACGGGAAAGCCACGCCCCTTCGCGCTCTTGTACACGGAGGCGTCTTGACTCCCGACCCGGACCGAACGCATCGGCCGCGCGTTTCGGTCCCACTTCGCCTCGACGCCTTCGACCCGCGAGGCGATCTTGTCGACGTCCTCGTGACCGATGAGCGCCGCCTCGGGGTCGTTCTGCCAGCCTTCAAGATTATCCTGCGTGATCTGCGGGTTGAAGCGTCTGATGACGTCGATCGGGAGTGCGTAGTGCAGGCGAGACATGGTTGGTCAGATCAGTCCGTGTGGATCATCGCCAGACCGACGCGGCCGGACTTCTCGTAGGCCTTCGTGACGTGGTCGAGCGAGGTCGCCCCGCTGTTGTCGTTGAGCCACTGCTGGATGGCCGACTCGGCGCCGCTCTTGTTCGGGTTGAACTCGACGACGTCAACGTCATCAGATACCATCTGTGATCACCTCAGCGGCGACCTTCCAGGCGGAGCGTGATGCTTCCAACGTCGGTGCCCGCGCCCGCGTCCGTGCCGTCGGACACGCTGACAACGAGCACCTGGTCGTTCTGGTCGTCGACCTTCGCCAGGTAGGACTTGTTGTCGTGTCCGACGACGGTCGCGTTGTCGACCACGTCGATCTCCGAGTCGTCGGTCCACGTCGAGAGCGGCTCGTTGTCGGCGTTCGTGAGGCCGGTGATTTCCTTCGTGACCCCTTCGACCTTCCGTGCGCCGAGGTTCTCCGATGCCATCAGTCGTCACCCTCCTCGTCGGTGCTGGCCCCCTCAAGGGCGGCGTGCACCTCGTTGTTGTCCTGCTTGGCGAGGAACTCAGCCATCTCGGTCACTTCGGCGCCGCGAAGGCCGAATTCGTCGGTGTCCTCTCGGACCTCCTTGACGACAGCCTTCAGCTCGTCGCGGCCGTACTCGCTGACGAGGGTGGCGGCACGGCCGTCATCGCCGCCCTCGTCGGCGTCCTCCTCGTCGACGCCAACGATGTCTCGCAGCTGGTTGGGGATGCGGCCACCGTCGACGGGATCCTCCAGGCCGAGCGCCTCGTAGACACGGTCGCGGAGCTCCGGGTCGGCGCCGCGCCCAAAGACGTTGTCGGGGAGGCGATCCTTGGAGAGGAGCGCCTCCGCGAACCGCTCGCGGTCGTCGGCGTAGACGATGTCGAGGTCGTCACGGTTCTCGAGGTAGGCCAGCCCCTCGTCCGGGACCAGCGCGAAGTACCAGATACCCGCGTTGAGCGGTGCTGTGCCGGGCCAGCGGCCCTGCGAGGCGAGCGCTCCCCGGGTGGCGACGCTGCTGTGCTGGCCGGTGTAGCGGAGTGCGATGAGCTCCAGGCCACGGATCTCGCCGGCCGCCTCCTGTTCGAGGTTCTGCTTGAGTGCGATGACACCCATGATTTATTCCTCTATATCTCTGAGCTTGCCCATGGCCGAGAAATCGCGGACGACGAGTTCGTGGTACATCGCGAACAGCGCCTCGTTCTTGAAGTCGCCAGTCGCGAGCGGGTTAACCGGCGCATCGACGCCCGCGCGCCAGACGTCCGGCGTGCGGTAGTTCTCGATGGAGATCTTGGGTCGGGCCTCGCCGTCGTTGCCGACCTGGGCGAGCGACGGGTCCATCGCGTAGATGCGACCCAGGCTGTCGCTCGGGACCGTCTCGGCGACGATGATCGGGTGACCGTCCCAGTGGCTGATCTGAGCGTTGAAGTTCGCACCCAGGCGGCTCTCGGCGTCGTTGACGTCCTCGCGGGTGGCCTCCCGCAGCGCGTCGGCGCGGAACTGTGAGTCGCGCAGGTCCGACATGACGCGGGCCGAATCGTAGCCGGTGACGAGGAAGAAGTTGCCCCGCTCGGCCGAGCCATTCTGGACGTAGTTGTCGATCCACGTGTTGATGCGGTCGGCGTTGAGCTGCCGCAGCGTGCCGTTGTTGTGGTCGACGTAGGCGTCGGCCCAGTTGGCCTCGTTGTCGCCGCCGGCGCCGGTCGCCGAGCGGTCGATGTCGTAGACGTCCAGGTCGCCGTTGCTGAAGGCGTCGCCGTTGGCGTCCTGGCCGTTGGTCTCCTCGTCTTCGGAGGCGACCGCCCGGTCGATGGTCAGGAGCAGGTCGTCGCTCCCGTACTGCGGGGTATCACCGGCGGTGCCGCCGGTGGCGTTGACGGTGCGAGCGAGCGCGTCGCGCTCAACCGACCGCACCATGTAGTCCCGCATGATGTCGACGAGTTCCTCAAGCCCGACGGTGTCGTGGCCGAGGCGGCTCTCGATGTCCACGATGACGTCGCTCTCGATGGCCATCGAGGAGATCCGCACGTCGGCGGACACCTTCCGGATGTCGGCCGTGACGGCCGTCGGGACCGAGCCACCGCCCGAGACACCCGAGACGCTGGGCGGGTTGAAGATCGCGCGGTAGGTCTTCGCCGGCGTCTCGCCGGGGTTGATGTTCTCCTCCCCGGTGCGATCAACTTCCGGGATCGCGCCGATGATGTTGTTCTTCATGTTGACCTGGTTGTAGAAAACCAGGCCGGCGATGTCGTTCACCAGGTCCGTCGTGCTGGTGCCGAACGTGGCCTGCTGTTCGAGGTTGTCGAACAGGTCAGACCACATTCCGCGAGCCGTCGCGCCGGGAGTGAACTGCTGGTGGTACAGATGCTGCGTGTGGGGATGCAAGATTAGTCACCTCCGTTGCCGCTGCCGAAGGTCATGGACTCGACGACGCCCTCGACCTCCTCCTTGACGTCCGATTCTGCCGTGACGCTGCCGCCCGCCGGATCCGCCGTCTCGGCGGCCTCCATCTGCTGGGCGACGTTCTCGGCGACCGTCTCGCCGACGCCCTCGACCGCGGACTCCAGCTGCTGGGAGAGCTGCGACAGGCGCTCGTCGAACTCCTCCTGCGTGACGTAGTCCGCCTCGGACTCGCCGCCCTCGTTGGACTCCGTCTCGAGGTCGCTGAGGTGCTCGTCGACGGCGTCGCCGACAGCATCACCGACCTCCTGCTGGACGAGGTCGCGGACGTCGTCCTCGTCAAGCGTCGACTGCTCGTCGTGGCCCGGATCAGTATCCTCGCCGGGCTCGTCGTCCTCAGGATCCTCGTCCTCGCCCTCGTCGTCGGCTTCCTGCGCCGCTTCGAGTTCGTTGAGGAGCGAGTGGACCTCTTCCTTGTCCATACCGAGCTCGTCGGCGACCTCGGCAGCGAGATCGTCGCGGTCCATCTCCTCTTGGTTGAGGCGGGAGTGGATGGACTCAAGACGCTCCTCGGCCTGCTCCGCAATGTGCTCGGCATCTCCGTCGTCGCCGACCACTTCCGCGGCCGCCTCGTCAAGCGGTTGTTCGCTCTGCTGTGCTACCTGGATCGTTTCGCCAACCAGCCCCTGCTTGGACTGGCTGAACAGGTGGTTGAAAATATCCACTGTAAGTCGACCTCCGATTGCGTCTCGAAGGTTTGTAGTCCCGGAGCTGGAGTCCTCAGCCGTCACGGCCGCACCGCCCGTGGGAGTCGTACCGGCATCATCGGCCCCCAGCAGACCGCCAGTAGCGGTCCCATGTCCGAATCGGGCCTGAAACTCGGCAACGCCGAAGTGTGAGCCCTTGTTCTTTATCATCTCGTCTTCGCCGATGGTCACCGCCAGAAAGTCGACCTCCTGGGCGACCTTGCCCTTCTCGACGCGGTCGTACTCCCGGGTGTAGATCGTCACCGAGAAGCCGTCAAGGTGGCCGTAGTACGACGAGAGGCGCGTCTCCTCCGACAGAACCGATCCCTTGACGTTGTTTTTCCCGTAGACGTTCGCGACGAGCCACAGCGCGTCCTCGTCAGCGGTGCCGTTGTCCCCGGGGAGCGACTCACCCTCGCGGATGACCTGGGTACGAAGCGTGTCGCCGGCGTCGAAGCGCAGCGTCTCGTCGTCGTCCAGATGGAGGGTCGTCGCCTCGTCGAGCGTGTGCTCTTCTCGAAACTCGCCGACCTTCGTATCGTCGTGTCGCCGCGAGAGGTTGTCCAGCGCCAGCAGCTGGTCAAGCCGCCCCTCAAGGGCATCCATCTCGATGTAAAGATGCTCCTCGCCAGGAGCGGGGTCGTTCCACTGCTCGATCGACGCCCGGCCAAAGATGATGAACTCGTTTGCCGTGACGACCTCGCGCTCTTCCTGCGTGAGGTTCCCCACGTCGAACTCGGTGTCCGTCCGGACAGGGCCGTGGCTGATCGGGCTGAACGAGCCGCTCGCGGCTGTCGTCGTCGTGCTCATAAGGTCCAACTCCGCAGAATTGTACTGGCGTCGCTACTCGGCCTCGGCGGCAGTGTCGGTAGGGGCCGCAGGGTCCTCCCCATCAACAACTGTCACGTCCGCGTTGTACCGCCGCTTGATGTCGGTGATCGCCTCCTGTGAGAGACTACTGACAGTAACGGCCTGCTGGTCTGTCTCCTCGCTAGCTACGGCTTCGACCGTCTCCAAGTGCTCGACCGTGCCGCCGGTCGCCTGCTCAAGGTCATCGACGGACCCGTAGTCGCTGACGTGGGGCTCTTTGAGTTGCTCGTCGTCCGGCCAGGCGTCAATGCGCCAGTCTACGTAAACGCCGGCGTTTGGGAAGTTCACCCCGACACCCATGACGTCGCCGTCGAGGTCCATCTCGCTGTCTTCCGACTGGACGATGCGGAAGATGTCGGCAGCGAACTCGCCTGCCTGCTGGTCTGCACCCGGAATAGCGCTAGGGTCGTAGACGACGAGTTGTTCGTCCTCGTGCCACCAGACGCCGTCGGCACCGGCCCAGTCGGACTCGGCGACGAGGTCGTTCATGTCGGCCGCCTGGATGCCGGTGAGGTCGTCCAGCGTGTTGACCTCGATCTCCCCGGCATCGGCCTGCATTTCGGCTTGGCAGATTGCCCAGGCGCGCGACTCCTCCATCTCGGGATTGTCGTCAAGCACGCTCTTGACGCAATCGTGGACTTTCTCGGGCATGAGTGACTCCGTCAGTTCGGCCGGTCGTAGTGCTCAACGTAGGTGTCGCGCTCGTTCCAGTGGACCGACCACTCGGCGCCACCGAACTCGGGGTAGTGCTCCTCGCGCTTCTGCGCGACGAGTTCCTTCAGCTCGTCAAGCGGCCGCGGTGTCCCGCCAAACCGGGGGTTCGTCTCCCGGAGGAGCTCCCAGCAGGCGTCCGTCTTGTCGTCATCGGCCGGCCCGACCCACTTAAACAGCCGGTCGTCCGTGTCGCCCTGCTGCCGGTAGCCGACCTCCCGGGCCTCGTTCAGCACGTTCGTCAGCTGTGTCTCAAGTGTCGACCGCGCCTGCTCCTCTGTGAGCTCGAACCGCTCTGCGAAGTCCTGAATGAGCGACCGTCGCGACCAGCCTTGGGGCTGGTCCAACTTCTTCTGGAAGAAGTTCTTCACGGCGCCGCCCGTGACGTTCGGCGCCTCGTACTCGCCCCGGTAGATGGCGGCGTTGTCTAGCGCCTGCTGGATCAGCTCTTTGACGAACTGCGGCATGTCGCCCGAGTCTAGCCACGACTCTTGGCGGGCCTGCTGCTCTAAGCCGACCGCGTCGGCGCCGCCCCAGACGAGATCGCGCTGCATGCCCTCGAGGTGGCGTATCGCCTCGTTGACGGGCGTCCCGGCGTTAATGTTCTGTTCCGGGTTCGGGATCGTCTCGTCGATATCGAGCGGGGCATCCTCGCCCGGCCCGTCGCCGTTGTCGCCGGCGCCGTCGCCTGCCTCGGGCGCAGGCTCGGGGTCGATGACACCGTCCGTGTCTTGCAACTCGAAGCGGCCGTCCTCGATGGAGTAGGCCAAGCCGTTCTGCTCGGCGAGCGCGGTCGCCCGGACCGTCTCGATGACCGGCGGTTCCTCTTCGGGGCCTTCTGGCGGGACGAAGGAGATCGCCCAGTCGTCGAAACCGAGCGAGTCCATCAGCTTTCGCAGCGGGCCCTCCATCAGGTCCTGATGGATGGTCGCCTTGTCGCGATCGTTGATAGTCAGTTGCAGGCCCTCGTTGTTGAGGCCGCCCGCGTCCTTGAGCTCCGAGTCCTGCGCGTCGACCAGGCCGTAGCGCGACCGGATGTCGGATTTGAAGTCCTGCTTCAGCTGGTCTGACTGCCCGAGGATCTCGTCGCTCATCAGGTCCAGGACCTGAGCCGTGTCCGACGACGAATCCGCGCCCGGCGGCACCTCGTTGTAGAGGAAGCCCTGCGAGTACGGGTCTTCATCCTGCTCGTCTTTGGCCTGCGCGAGTTGCTTTTCGACAGCCTGCTTGTTCGACGTGTGCAGGATGACCATCCGCCCCGGGTAGCGGTTGGTGTTCTGCTGGTCGTAGTACCCGCCCGCGTACAGGTCCATCCAGTGCAGGATGGCCTGCTTCAGCCAGAGCGTGTCGAGCGGGCTGAGGCCGTCCTTGCCGGCGAGGCGCGGCTCGAACGGAGCGTAGTCGATGACCTCGTCCTCGAAGAAGACCTTGACCGGCTTGTCGTCACCGACCTGCTCGACCTCGGCGTAGTGTACCTCGCGACGGTCGACCCCGTGTTCCTCGCAGACCCCCGGCTCGCGGGCCATCCTGTCCGTACGGTCCTCGCAGACCGGGCACGCCCACCACCAGTTGCCGATGCGGCCGTTTTCGTCGACGACCGGCTTGATGCGCTTGGGGTCGCCCCGGACGAGTTCGAGCGGCTGTTCGTAGACTTCACCGCGCTCAATGACCGTCTCGCCGCCGATCTCGATGGTGGGCTTGTCCCAGTACGTGTAGGACTTCTTGACGATGTGGAGCCAGGTGCCGAGACGGCCGCCGTCGCGAGCGAGGAACTTGTAGAGCTGGCGTAGCGACTGCCCCTCGCGGTTGACGCTCTTGAAGAACTGATCGGCGCGTGTCCGCTGTTTCGGCGACGGCTCGCGGAGGTCGGTCGACCCACAGAACTCGCAGACATCAGCCTCCTCGTCGAACTCAGCCCCGCACTCCTCACACTGCCGGACGAACCGGGGAGAAAGCAGTGGAAACTTGTTGCGGTAGAGTTCGCCGGCCCGCTTCGCGTTGGCCTTTGAGATCTCCATGCCGTGGAGCCCGACCGCCTCGAGGGCGACCGGACCCAGTGATGTCATGTACCCGTTGGCCCGGGCGATGACGCCGCCCTCTTCCTCCTTACCGGAGACGGGGTCTTCCGTCGTTGAGTCTGGCTCGGGATCCGTGCGGGCGTTCAGTCCCAAAAGCGCCGACTGCTGGGCGAGGTCCTCGTTGTACGGGAGGACGTAGAAGGCGCCATCACCGTCCGGGTCATCCACCTTGAGGCCGGGAGACTGCGCTTGTGCCATGGATCAGAATACCTCGCTCAGGTCGTGCTCTGACTCCGTCAGACCGCCAGTCGTACCGTCGCGGATACCGCGCTCGGCCATGTACCAGGCGGCGACGAGGTCCGGGGTGTGGCCCGAAAGCTTGCCGTCCTTGAGTTCGAGCGACAGCGCTGCTTGGATGAACTCCTCAGTCGCGTCGTGGCCGCGGTAGAAGTGGATCCCACCGTTTTCGACGAGCGTCCGGAGTCGCGGGATGCCGTTCTCCCAGCTGTGTTTCCGGCTCGACGTCGACATGCCGCGGACCTTCGACCGCATCTCGGCGTTCATCTCGAGGGCGTCGTTGACGATGTACTGCTGCATGCCGTTATCCTCAATGACGATGAGCGCCGGGTCGTAGCGGTCGTTGTAGTCCGCGAGCTGGGCCTTGATAGCCGACGGCCGCATGCCCTTCTCGGCGTGCGCGTCGAGCAGCTTCCGGGTGCCGTCCTCAGCAACGTGGATGGAGACGAACGCCGCGTTGTCGCCCGTCGGGGACTGCGCTGGGTCGTGAGCGACGATGGTCTGCTCGCCACGCGCCGGCGTCAGGTGCCGGGGTGGGCGCTGGCCACGAATCGAACAGCCACCGTCGTCGACGAGCTGGTCGACGTCGGCCTTGTCGATGAGGTTGCCCGACGCACCTTGGATGACCATACAGAACTCCCGCCAGAACAGGTGCGGGCTCATCTGGCTGAACTTGTCAGCGAGGTACTCGCCGCCGCGAGCCTCCGGCCAGAGCACCTGGACCGTGTCGCCGCCCTGCGTGAGCGGGTTTTCGATCTCGGAGTAGAGGTGTTCGGCCGGCCGGCGGGCCTTCCAGGTGTCGTCCTCGCGGAACTCTTGGTCCCAGAGGTCTAGTATCGCCGGGTACTCCGTGAAGTCGTACGCGTCACGTTCGGCGATGTGGCTGTAGATGTCGTCCGGCCGCTTGCGCGTTCCGATGATGACCGTCTTTCCCGAGTCCTTTACCATCGGGACCGTGACGCCTTCGATCCACGTGAGGACGTTCTGCGTGTCGCCGTCGCCGTGCTCCTTGATGACGTCGTCGAGGACGAGCAGGTGCGAGCGGTCGCCTTCGATGGCGCCGAAGAGCCAGCCGGCATGTAGGACCGACCCGTTCTGGAATCCCTTGACCTCTTTGGTGTCCTGGACGGGCTGGCTGTTGAGGCTCGTCAGCCAGGGATTGCGGTCGACGAGCTTCCAGAACTCGGTGTCGGCTTTCTTGTGGGCCTGCCCCTGGGTGTTGGTGATCCAGTGGGCGCGAAAGCCGTCGATGTACTCAAGGTGGGCGATGACGATGCCGAGCGTAAGCGTCGTCTTCAATGAGTCGCGGTGTGCGAGGATGCCGATGTCCTTGTCTGAGGTGAAGCGGTCGACCCAGTCCAGATGGACGTCGGCGACGGGAATCCAGTCGTCGCGCTCGCCCTGCATGTAGCCGTAGGTGAGCTCGTTCAGGAACTGTTCCCACGGACAGCCCTCAAACGGGTTGAGGATCTCCCGGCGTCGCTCGGGCCTCTCAACGTCACGCCAGATCTGCTCGGCCTGCTGTTCGAGGTCTAACTCGGCGAGCGTGCTTTCCGGTCCAATGCTCATGCCTCATCAGCCTCCCGGCGCTGCCGGAGGACCTCGCGGGCGATCTCCTTCGTCCCCTCGTCGAGAGAGTGTTCCGTCTCGCTTTCGACCTGGGCGTCAACTTCGAGCTGTTCGGCCGGCGTCTCGATCACGCCGAACTCCTTGGCCCACTGCCGGGCCTCCCGGAGGAAGCGGTCGTCTCCGGTCCGGAGGTACTTGATGTAGGCCTCCTTGACGACGTCTTCCGCGAACTGGTCGGCGTTCTTCTCGAGGTCGAGCGCGTCGAGCATCTCCTGCTCGCGCTCGGTCAGCGACTCCTCCCTGAGGTCCTCGAACTCCGAGTAACTGCCGTCGTCGTAGTTCGGGTTGGATTTCCCCCACTGCTCGCCCGTGACCGGGTGCTTGCGGCAGGGCCCGACCTCGCGGTCCTTGCCCCAGCCGGCGCGCTGGAGGCAATAGTCGTAGTCGTCGCGCTCCCGACCGTGGTCGGTCGGCGTTGTCCGGTCGGACTTCGTCGCCCCGCAGATCCGATAGCCCTTCTCCGGATGGACTGGATGCCCCTGGTCGTCGCGGGGCGGCTCCTCCGAGATCTCGTAGTCCTCGTCGTTCGTCATTGATGGGTCGCTCAGTTGGGCGGCGTCAGTGATGGGCTATCGCGGGGAGGTGCGCGGTCGGGACGGGCTGGAGCGGCGTGGGGCGGGCGGCTGACCAGGCGACTCGACATCGTCAGGGCGGTCGTGCTCGCCGGCGAAGTGACAGCGGGGACAGCGCTTCCGGAGATTCTCGGGGTTGCCGTTGCGTTTGTTCCCGTCGCGGTGATGGACGTGGTCACCGTCAGTCTGGTCAAACGAGCGACCGCAGCGCGGGCAGTAGTCACCGGCGCGCTGGTCCTGGACGCGTTGGCGGTGGCGCTCTCGTGGGTTGTCGGTCATGACGATGGTTCTTCGAGGAGGAGCCGGTGGACGCAGTCGCCACACAGCGTGACGAGGTCGCCGGCGTCGTAGCCGGCCTGTGCTAACTGACCGCCGATGCGGGTGGCCTTGTAGAACTGCTCGTTGAACTCGCCGGTCAGCGCAGGCCGTTCGTCGTGGACGTCGCCGTCGCACCAGCCGTCACACTCGTAGATGTATGGCATGAATGCAGTCTGTGTTCATCGGCCACGTACCGTGGTTTCGAGGGTGCGCTCGACGCGACGTTCGACTTCGGCGGCAATATCATCGATGTGGTCCTCAGTGAGAGGGTCGTCTTCATTCACCGATGCATTCACGTCGCGGTCCTTCGATTCTAGAGTGTCGGCACCCCGTTCGAGGATGTCCGTCCAGGACTCGTCGTCACGCTTGTGCTCGGCCCACCGCTCGTAGACCTCGCCGTCGACGCTGATTGTCTTCCGGTTCATATATACTCGAGACTGGGTTCTGACGGCGGGCACGGGCCGTTGGCCTTCGCGATGTCTGCTGTTGCACTACTCCGTATCCAGGCGGTCGGCTCGCTGCGGTCGTAGATGAGGAGGCGACGGTCGTCAGGCCTGTCGACCGTTACCGTGACAGTCCGGAGCTCGGGAGCGGGCTCTGGGAGGTCGTTCGGCTGGTCCGATATCACATCGGTTCGGGCTGGGACGTTCACTTCGATAGAGGCGTCCGAGAGGGTCGTGATCCCTGGGGCGCTCGCGCCCGGATCACCGGGCAGCTGCATCGGCAGATCCGGGAGTGACGGGTCGTCCCCGCGGGTCGTGTCTCGCCAGCGGTCGCCCTTGAAAGGACGTACCACCGCCCGTCTGGTCTTGGGTCCGCCGGAGGTAGACCGCGACGGTGGCGATCGTGAGGAGCGCGACGATGCTCATGTGGCCACCTCGCGATAGAGCCAGGGTTCGCGGACCTCGTCAACGAGGCGGTGGGCGTGTTCGGCGCCCTCCCGGAGGAGGTGCTTGTAGCGGTGCTTCTGCATCACGTGGATGCCCGCGGCGAAGATGCGGGCGACATCGTGCGAGAAGACGGTCATCGTGGATTGACGCGATAGTAGCTGAGTGCAGCGATGTATCCCGCCCAGATGAGGACGAGCGACGCGAAGAACAGCAGGCCAGCGAGCGTCATGATCACTGCGGCCCCCACTGCCACTCGGCGAAGTCGTTCTCGTAGCCGCGGGTGTCGATCGGAAAGACGGTCGTGATGCCGTCGTCAGAGACACCATGGGCGGTGGCGACGTCTTGGTACTGACTGGGTGCTTTCTCGCCGAGGCGCTCGACGAACTCTCCCGCGGGTTTCGGGCTGGCCGACGCGATGACCGGCGGGCCATCCCACGGGATGCGCCCCGAGACGTGGTGGTGTCCGAGGTAGCCGACGTGGAACTCGTGGTCGAGCAGCGTGGACAGCCACTCTTTTTTGCGGGCAGAGGTCTCGGCCTGGGGGCGCCGATCCTGGCCGTGCCGGAGGTGTCCCCGGAGCGACCCACCGCGCAGCGGGAAGTTCTTGTACGGCCGCGCCTCGCCGATCTCGAACTGGACGTTCTTCAGGATCCCGGCGTGTTCCTGCAACGCGGCGACGGTGTTCCGGATGGATTTGTAGACCAGGAGGTCGGCGTTGGCCTGTCGCGAGGTGCCTGAGGCTCGCATCTGGCCGTGGTTGCCGACTTGCGCGACGACCTGGACTGTGGGGAAGCGCTCGGCGAAGGCCTTGATCTGGCGGAGCAGTGGGTCGTGGAGCGTGTCGACTTGCTCGTCCAGCCACGCGTCGAGGTCTTCGAACTGCCCCTCGTAGATGCCCTCGTTGGTGACGAAGTCCCCCCCCCACAGCAGGTGGGCGGTGTCGTAGGCGGAGTTGTGCTTCTCCGCGAGGTCGAGCGCGCGCTCGGTGGCGTAGTCGATGACCTGCGGGACCTGTGCCGTCTCGTAAACGACGGTGCCGTCGTCGCGACGGACGCGGTCGCCGGCGTGGAGGTCCGTCAGGTGGAAGACCCAGTCCTCGCGGCCAGCCGTCGCGTCCAGCGTCGTCTCCGGCGTGTCCAGGTCGCCGAACTGCCGGACGAGCTCGTTGTGTCTGGTCTCCCACCAGCGGTTTGCCTTCCGCGTTCGCGTCCCTTTGTGCTCGCTCGACCGGAGTGCGTGGTCACCCTCGATGGTGACGTGCCCCGCCGACTCGTCGATATAGACCTGCCATCCGCGGCGCTTGAGGTCGCGAAGGTGCTGAGAGACTACTGACGGGCGCTCGTCGAGGTCGTCGGCCAGCTCGTCGACGGTCGCCCCGGTCTGCAACTGTTGGGCGATGTAGTGCTCGCGGTCGGTCAGGTCCCCTGGCGACGGGTCGGCATCTGGGTCGGCCTCAACGCCGTCCAGACCCACTGCCGGGCTGTCCGAGACATCGTCCGCGTCGGCGTCGTCCTCGTTATCCTCGTCGTCCGCAGCTCCGGTATCCCAGTCGTCGGGGAGATGATACCGCCGGTGGCTGTCGGCGTGGAATGCGTATCCGGCCTGCTGGATCTCGTCGATGTAGCCCTCGATGGTGGCCAGCGACAGGTTGAGCGCCGCGGCGATCTCCTCTTTGGTGCGCGGTTCCTCGGCGACCGCTGTCCAAACTTTTTGGCATCGGGCCGGGATGTCGTCGGGTGGTGTTGTCATGTGATGAATTGGGGGAGTGCGAGCAGTGTGGTGCCGATCACGACTGCCGCGAACAACCCGCCGAGCGCGTACCACGGCTCAGAGCGGACCATATACCGAGCGCGAGTGAGGAAAAGCAGCAGCGTCGGAATGAGCACGACCACAAAGGCGTGTACTTCAGTGGCGGTGAGCGTCCCGATAACCGGAAGGGTGATGATTTCAGTTGTCATTTTGCACCTTGTCGGCAGTCTCCTGCGCCTGGTCAAGGGTGTCCTCGACTGTCTCGGTCCCGAACGTCTCGTTCGCGAGCATCAGGTACAGGTAGCCCACGGCGACGACGGCGCCAGTCACGAGTATCGACGGCGGAACTGCGTCCGTCAGTACATCCACTGGGACTGACTTCCCCTGGACGATCTGCCAGGCAAGGCCGATGGCGGCGACGCCGATCGCGATGAGGATGAGTATCGGCGGGATCCACAACGCAAACACGACGACGTCGCGCACCAGTGGGGAGACGGTGCTGTCGTTGTCTGGTCCGTCGAACATATATTAGTCCTCGACAATTGAGTGGCTCTCTGTTCGGATCTCCTTCGATTCGCGGATGCGGGAGGCCTTGATGAGGGCGACCCACGCTCCGATGCCAAGTATGCAAAAGATGGTGTTCGCGATGACCGCGAGCGTCACGATCGTCCCCGGGCCCCGCACGACGAGCGCCGATGAGGACATCATCAGCGCGACGCCAATCAAGAAAGCGGCGGCGATGTACGCCGGGTGCGTTCGGGAATGGCGCACCATCTGGAAGTACAGCGCTGCGCACATCCAGATACCCCCGGCGGTCATTCCGAGGGCGTCAACCAAGGGGGCGCTACTCGTCGTCATCCGGCGACTCCTCCTGGACGATGACGCTGATGGGGATGTTCTCGAGGACGAAGTCGACGCCGAGCAGCGTCGAGGCGAGACTGACAAGCAGTACCTTGTCCTCGAGAGCGAGCGAGACAGTCGGATGAACCGTATCGGCGGCGACCAGCGCGAGTACCGTCACGACGGCTAGCCCGCCGGTCAGCATGCGGATGCGGCGCTTGAGGGTCATTCATGAGTATGGCCGGCGGTGCCGAAGTCGTATTGAAAGGTGGGTGGGTTGGGTGGGTGGGGTGGGTTCGGCTGTGGCGCTTGATGGAGCGCGCGTCTTTCGCTGGAGGATGGGAAGTGAGAAGCGCCTCCAGATGCCCCCTGCTACCTGGCGGTTGGATACCGGCAAGTGGGAGATGTCGCCGGCGTCATCGGGGATCACAAGCTAGTGGCAGTACTCAGAGCCGTCAACTCCGTCAATAGGGTTCGTTCGGATGAACATCTCGATATCGTCGATTTGGTCGGGCGTCCATCGGCCGGACTGCTCAGCGGCTTTAGTGTCTATCTCGACTGGGTAGCCCGTGACGACCTCGTTATCGTCGAGGGTGGCGACGAGCCTGTAGTCAACGCCGCCGAAATCGTGTCTGAAAAGGGCGATATCCGGCTCTGGCCGGCGGAGGTCGCCCTCGGTGATGCAGGTATCGACGATCTCGTCGTCGAGGTGCCGCGGCGGGCGGTCGTCTTCGTACCGGTCGTGAAACCGCTCGGGGAAGTGGAGCGACGGCCGGTAGGCTTCCGGATCTCTTGGCACGTCGCTCATGAATGCAACCTGTGTTCAGTCGTCGGCCAGGGCCCGCCCGACCGCGAGTTCGATGTCCTCAGTAACTTCGTACTCGCGGTGGAGCGTTTGAATATCGAAGACGACATCGTCCGCAGCTGCGAGCAGGTCGACGAGGCGACCGATAGCCGCCCGGTCAGCCAGCGCCGGGTCGTGATGAGTGTGATCGCAGTTGCCGCACGCGTCGCAGATCGTGCCCGTGATGACGCGCTCGCCGTGCTGCTTCTCGCCTTTGGTCGCGTCCTGTGTGAGGAACTGAAAGCCGGTCGCCGCTTGGCGCGTGATCTCCTGCGAGTAGTACTTGAGTGTGAGCTCGCCGTCTTCGTCCTTTGTCCAAGCGTGGCCGTCCTTCGTAAACTCAAAGTCTGGTTTCGGCGGGTTGACTGTCTTCAGCCTGCGGAAACAGGAAAAGCAGCGTCGGTGATCATAAAGGATACCTTCAAGATGTTCGCGACCCTCATGCCGAACCTCACACGCGTTCGAACAGTATTTTCCGTGGTGGAACTCCCACTTGTGCCCGTGCTCTGTGCAGTCTGGATGCCGGCACTCGATGATCGTGCTTCGCGCTAGTTGTGTTGACATGTGTGAACCCTAGTGACCGCTGCTCCCACGTTGGACCCGCGCCCAGTTCGCGAGTCCCAGAACTACTTGAAAATCAAGCCCGCTGTGTCCCCTCCACAGTGACGTTCTCAGTATGCGGATTGATGGGGATTTAATGTCGCGTTATGTGTTGATCACACCCCTGACTTCTTCAAGCCCGGCGGGCGCGCGGATATTGCGAGGGTTGTCACTAAACTGAATATCGTGTCGTCTGGCCGTAGTCCGCGGGCTCAGTCTCGACGAGGTCTGCCTCGTTTAGACGGTCAAGAGCGTCAAGGACGGTCCGGCTTGCTAGGTACGGCTCTTTTTCGCGGACCTCGGTCGGCGTCATCGGGCCGCTCTCCTCCAGCATCCGATACACGAGGACGCAACTGGGCGGGAGGTCTTTGAGTCGGTCCCGGCCAGCCGGTTCCGCCATGCTCACGCGTCCTCCCGTGCGTAGTCTCGCACCGCCGCGTTCACCTCACCGAGTGTTTCCTGAGAGTGGTCCGTCTCCTCGGCGATGGTTCCGACGAGTGAACGGAGTGCGCCGACCGGTGGCTTCAGCTCGTCGACCGCGTAGTGGAAAAGTCGCTCGAGGTCCTCGGCAGTCACCAGTGTGTACCGGGTGTAGCCTTCGGGACCCGTCCACCGCAGGAGGTCGTCGTTTTCGACTGCGGCCTGAAGGCTCGTGCGGAGGCCGTCGCTGCTGTAGCGCCCGTGGGCCGCAAGGATCAGGACGATCTCCGTCTCCGGAGCGCCCGGCGACTGGACCGGCGTCGTATTGTTCCCGACCGTCCGCAGGACGGCGTGGTAGCGCTCCTTGCGCTCCGCGCGATCGGCACTCTCGGGCTTACTCATCGGAGCCAGCCTCCCTGGCCGTCGGGAGTGGTTCGAACGCCATTGGATGGGTCCGCACGCTCTTCACGAGCTGGTGGAGCAGCGGCCCAAGGTCGTCAATCTCTTTCTCGACGTCGATCGGGTGACCGTCTTCGTGCGTGGCTTCAAGGTACGCCTGCTCGATCTCGCCGACCTCTTCGGTGATCGCCGAGAGGAGTTCCTCGGGATGCTGGACGCCCCACTCGTCTTCGTTCTTGGCGGCATCCGAGAGCCACTCTTCTCCGAGGTCTTCAACCGGCGGCCGGAGTCGCTGGTCACTCGGCACCGTCGTCACCACCCCGAGCGTCGACTACTCGGATGATCTTCTGCGTCGTCGCGACGAGTTTCTCGGTCAGCCGTTCACCTTTCGACCCGTCGTCGAACGCCTCAACAGCGGTTTCGAGGTCATCAAGGGCATCGCGCAGGAACGATAGGCCCCACATCTCGTCGCCGCCCAGTTGTTTCACCCGCCCCCGGTGGTGCTTCTCCCAGCGCGACCCCCCGCCCTCGTTGATCAGGCGAGTACCGCTGTCTAGCTCCTCGGGGGAGTTGACGGGCAGCGCGGCAGCGACCTGCTGGCGCACGGCGCCGGGGACGTCCCGCCAGTCCCAGTCGGTCGTGTCTCGCCAGTAGTTGCCCTTCCAGCGATAGCCGACGACATAAAGAACGTACGGCTCGCCCGTTTCGTCGTCATAGCGGATGCGGGCGCTGTATTTCTCCCGTCCGTAGCCGTTTGACTCGTGCAGGTCAGGCGTCAGGATGACGTCAATCTCGTGCTTCGCGATCGACGTCGGGCTGTCCTTGTCGACGACAGTGTCGTCCTCTTGCCAGTGATCATCGGGGATACCGTCGCCGTATTTGGTGTCAGACATCGCGATTCACCACCCGACCATCGTTTGAGGCGACATATATCCCGATGAATACCACCGCCAACTGCTCCCACGTCGCCCAGCCGACCCGCACGGCAGCCGACGCAAGCAGCACCAGCACTACGACTGTCGCGATGCCCACCGCCAGATCGATGAGTGTCCCTCTCTTAATCATCGGTCTCAACCTCCACGTCAAATTCGACCGCCGGCTCCCCCTGCGGCTTGATCGTCACCGTATCCGGGGACAGACCCGGATTCTGCGGATCGACTATCCCCGCGAGGTTGCCGAAGTGGCTCTCGTCGACCATCCCGTAGTATGGCTCCAGCGGGCCGCTTCCGAAGTGCTGGAGTGTCGCCCGCGGCGTTCGAATGACAACCTGGCCGGTGAACTCGCGGAGCGCCGGCGGGATCCAGAGGCCATCGCGACCGACGTGTGTTGCCTCTAGCTCGTCGAGCGGGATCTCGACCGGGTCCACGGCCTTGAGCGCCTCGCGACAATCCTTGGGTAGTTCGTTCCACTCCATCGGCCCGACACCACACCAGCGGGCGAGCTCGCCCGGCCGATCGTCGATCGTGACCGGGTTGTCGTCGTGGCGATGGTACGTGCAGTAGGGCCCGCTTGCATCCTCGGCGATGCCGCCGCCGCAGCGCTCGCCCAGGCGCTTCTGGCCGATGCTGATAGCTCGACACCGGCCGATACCGTATTGCTGGCGCCGGTGGCGGGCCGTGTCAGCCGTGTCTTCGTCCTCGGTCGATCCTGCGTTGGGATCCGGGTCGATACCGCCGCCAAACTCAGCGAGGTCGGTCACTCTGACCACCGCCCGAGTCCGGGCTGGCCCGCTTCACGAGTCGTATCCTGTTCGGCGTCGCGCTCCTGGCACGTCCCGCAGCGCCACTCTCCTGACAGCGTCGTCTCCGTCGTCTCGGCGCCGCAACGAATGCACTCTCCTGGCCCAGCGCAGTCTGTGCAGAGTGTCTGGCCATCGCTCTCGATGAGGAACGCGCCCCGACCCCCGACATTACACTGCTCACAGCTCGTCATGGTGAACCCCCGTCGGTCGCGGCGGTCTGTGCAGCCTCGGCCTGCTCGTTCAGCCAGCCGATCTGGTTTATCATCCCGCCCTGAGCATCGGGGTCGTCCTGAAACGGGAACGACACCGCCAGGTCGCCCGGCACGCGGAGGCCGTCGAAGACGCCGCGCTCTTCCAGCGGGTCGCGGTAGTCCCGGCCGAGCAGGACCTCCAACTTGACGTCGCGCGGGTCGACGCCACCCACGACCGACCGTATCCAGGCGGTCAGCTGGCCGTAGACCTCCAGCGCCCAGCGGTCAAGCAGCGTTGTGACGGTGTCGCCGTTCGGAAGTCGTGCATCCGAGTCGATGGGGATGCCTTCGAGGTCGTCAGGAGTCTGCTCGTAGTACTCGATGGGCTCGTCCGGGTTGAGCAGCGCGTGTTCGGCGGAGATGTACCGCCAGCCGTCCGCACACGTCTCACCGTACCGTCGCTTCCCGACCGCGTAAGAGCCCTTGTACCGGTCTTTCGCGGACATCAGGCCGTCATCCTCGTACTTCGACCCGGAGCACCCGATCACGGCCAACGTCAGCGGTTCGCGATTCCGATACGTCACGATCGCGTCGCGAACGCGTTTGCAGTAGGACAGGCCGTAACTCCGACCGCCCACCTCGGCGAGGCCTCGCTCAACGTCCATCACCGTCTCTCGAACGTCGACGAGGTCGTCGCAAGCGACCGCGAGGCAAGCGGGCATTGTGTCCCGAACGTGCTCGTCCCACAGGATATCGAGCAATAGTTCGTACAGCGGGCGACTCTCTGCGGGGACCGTGACGCCGTCATTCGAGAGCTGGCGGTTGCCGACGACCGCGAGGTCGCCGTTCAGGAGTTCGCCCTCACGCGGTCGGGGGACGTGTGGATTGTCACGAGTCACGCTGGTAGCACCTCCCGGGCCTCTTTGGTGACATCCGGGAGCTCGGGAAACTCCCGAATCTCGCGCTGTTCATAGACGTCGAACTGTTCATTTTTGACCGTCAACGCGGTCCCCATCTCCGGGCGGGTCGCGCTCGACTGCTTGAAGTAGAACGCGACGTCCTGCTCGCGACACTGCCGAAGGATGTCGCGGGCCCACTCGTGGTCCATCTCGCGGCGGTGCTCGTCAGGCGCCGACTCGCCGCCGACCACGACCCAGTCGATGTGGTCGAGCGCCACGTCGCCGATGTTCTCCAGGAGCGGCTCAAAGCTCACCCACTTCGTCGCGACGTCGACGTCGCGCAACTGTTCGATCCGGTGGGTCGTACTCGGATAGTCGCGGCCGGCGCTCCCGACGCTGGTCCCGAGCCAGCAATTTTCGGGCCAGTCGAGACGCCACTCCGCAGCGCGATGGGGCCGCTTCGTGAGCCAGACGAAGACGTGTTCAGGATGCCGGCGGCACGTCTCCAGAACCGTCGCGACGAACTCGCGGTCGGTCTCGGAGTGGAACATGTCGGTCATCGACCCGACGAACACGCGCCCCGGGCCCTCCGGAAAGTGGTAGTCGTCGGGTTCGTCGACGCGGTCCCAGTGCATCGTGACGTTCTCAGACGCGTTCTCGACCGTCCACGGCTCGTCCGTGCGGCCCTGGCGCCGGGAGAAAATCTCGGCGTAGCACTTCGGTTCGCCCGTCTCGGGGTCGTAGCAGATAGGGCCCGCTCGGGAACAGCCCGTCTGCGGGTTCCAGCTGTAGTCGGCCCACGAGATGTCCGTCGTCTGCATCAGCGGACACCCCTCGGTTTTAACCAACACCCGGGTGTATGGCCGCTACATTGTTGGTTAAGGACTGCAGAACAGGTCCAGATTGCAGAAACGGTTTTCTCCCACCAGTATCTGAATGCAGATATGTTCGATTCCCCACTCAGCATGATCCTGGGCCTGATTGTCGGATTAGCGATGCTGATGTTCGCTATATTCGTGATCCTGGTGTTCTTCGTCCCGTGGTTCCAGGCATTTACCGAGTCCCTCGATGCAGCGTTAGTCATCACTCGTCGTCACCTCCTCGTACTCGGGGACCTCGGCATCCGGGTCGGCCTGGATCCCACCGCCATAGGTGGATAGTGACGGCGTCTCGTCGGCGAGAAGGTGTCGGCACAGTGCCTTCGCGAGATGGACCGGAACCGCGTTCCCGATCTGCTCGGTTCGGTCCGCTTTCGTCCCGACGATCTCGTAGTCCGCGGGGAAGCCCTGTGCCTGCTGAAGCTCTCGCGGCTGGAGCATCCGGTACTTGACGTCCAGTCCCCACGGCCACAGTTCTGGGACGCACAGTGCGTAGCGGTCGCTCGCTGGCTGTGTCTTCAGCGGTTCGTCCGTCGCCTGCGCTGGGCCCTGACAGTCGTCGATAAACGCCCATACATGCGGTGTCGTCACCGCTGCCGGGCTCTTCGACGCTGTCACGGTCATCAGCGGCCGGTCGACGTCCCGCGTCCGCGGGAGCTGTCCGGGACGCGGGTTGTACAGCGGGCACAAATACGGATTCGAGAGCGCGAACACGCCGCCGCGCTCGGTCGCGATAGTCGGCATCGGGGCGTCCGTGTCGAGTGCCCGCCCGCCGTGCGAGTAGCGGACGAGCGACGGTGCCACGAGGTGCACCTGTGGTTCGGACGTCAGCGTGTGGAGGGGCTGGCCGTTGACGGTATACGGACAGTTGCTGTACAGGCCGCCGTTGATCCCGTTTTTAGGTTCGATAAGCGGCTGTGCGTCGATCGTCGCGAGGCTGTGCGCCCCTCGCGCCGGGATAGTCGGCATCGACCGCTCCGTCAGATTGACCGGGTGGGCGCCCTTCCCCTGTCGGAGGAGAATTGACACCGTCGTCGACAGCGCGTACTTGTGGCCGTTCGCGGTGACGGTGTCGAGCGGGTCAGTGACTGGCTGGGGCGGACTCGTGCCGTAGTACTTAACCAGGCACGGCTCCGCTGAGCACAGCTGTATCTTCCCACTCGTCGCGACGGTCGGCGCCGGCCGGGCGGTCACGTCGCGCGGGATCGAGTTGCTGTGCTGGCCGAGCAGGTACGACGTCGTCGGTCCCACCGTGTCACCGACGTCAACGAGGAACGGCTCGTCAAGTGCGGCCGCCGCGGCGTCCGCATACGCGGCCGGGATGATGCGGTCTTCCCGAAGCGCCCGAATCTCATCGCGACCGAGTTCCTCAAGAACGTCGGCGAACGGGGCGAGTTGGTCGTCGCAGTGCCGTCGAATCCCTTCGGCGATGCGCTGCATCGTCGAGTGCTTCGGCGGCGAATGGACGCGCGGTTCCGAGAGGTCACGCGTCCAGATGCTCCTCCCAGGATCGGACCAGTCGATGATCTCCGCAGCCGCCCGCCGGTCGGGCTTTTTGGGGTCAGCGTCGTCGTGTGTGGGCTCCGGGAACGTCGCCGTGCCGCCCTGGCGGCCGACGAGAAAAAACCGCTCGCGACTTGTTGGGTCGCCATAGTCCGCGGCCGTCAGTGTCGTCCAGTCGACCGAGTAGCCCAGCTGGTTCAGCGCGTTGATCCACGCGTCGAAGACCGTCCCGTCGCGCGTCGGTTCGCCGTCTTCGACGGGGCCCCACGACTGGATCTCGCCGACGTTCTCGATGACGAACGCCTCGACATCGAGTTTTTCCAGCCAGTCGAGTACCTGCCACGGGCTCATCCGCTTTTGTTCGTTGACCGGCTTGCCACCGCGGGCGTTCGAGAAGTGCGTGCACTCGGGCCCGGCGAGCAACAGGTCGACGTGAGTGTCGACCTGGTGAACATCGTCGAGGTCGACGTTGACGAGGTCGCGAATGACGTGCGGTGGGTGCAGTTGTTCGACTTTCGAGTGGTACTGGTCGGCGTCCGGGTGGTTGCGCTCGTGCGTGTTGATGGCGGGCTCCCAGTGGTTGATAGCGGCGTGCTTGAGGTCGTAGCCGAGGTCTGCACAGGCCTGTCGAAGCCCCTCGCTGAAGCCACCGGCCCCACAGAACAGGTCAACGGCAATGATGGGATCCGTCACGCGAACACCCCCATTGTCGGCTGGCGCTCGCCGTACTCACGGAGCTCGTCAAGAACCGTCTCGCGACAGTCCTCGCAAAGCGTCTCCTCTTGGTGAATGGAGTACCGCTCGCCGTCGGGTCCCTGAACGGCCTCAAACAGGCCGTAAATCCCGACATCGGGTTTTCCGCAGCGAGGGCAGTCGGCGTCCCTCAAGTGGTTCCACTCCCCGCGGGTCGGCTCTCGGTCGATCGACCGGAGCAGGATGCCGAACAGACCGTGCCGGTAGAGCGGCCGGACGTCCAAAACGTAGTCCCAGTCGTGACTGACCGGCGTAATACAGTCGTGTGGAAAGAACCGCTCCAGGCGGGCGCTGAGGAACTCGTCGTAGCCCTCGAACTCGAAGTCCTCATGCGACAGGTTCCGCCGGTCACTACCGTCTGAAGAGGTCACGACTGATCCCCTCCCGTGCTCGTCTTACCGGGCGTTTCGCCGGTTACCTGCTCAAAACAATCGGTTGAGCAGAAGGCCCCAGGCGGGTCTTCGGTCGTGTGCTCCGGGCGGCCGTCGTAGTTCACGCCGCATCCCAGACACGTCCAGTTCCGTTTCCGGATCGCGTCGGGATCGGGCCGCGACGGGATTCCGCCGTCGGTCACAAGCTTCGCCTGGTCGCCCTCTGCCGGCGGGAGGATTCCGCGCTGGTCTGCATCTTCGGCAAGCTTCTCAAAGCCACATAGTAGCCCGAGGTTCCGCGCTGCTGCGGCTTCGAAGTAGTCGACGAACCCGTAATCTGGGTCGGCTGGGACCCAGAACTCGGTTGTCCACGCGGCTCGGAGAGCACACTGAACAGCAAACCGCTCCAGTTCTCCCAACCGCTCAGTACCGACCGACTGTCCATCACTCATCGGCCTGGCCTCCGTCGTTGTGGCTGGATGCCCGGACGTGCACGGCGAGTTCTTGATCGTCTGAGATACGAGCGTCAACGATCTCCATTCCAGCCGGGTCGAGACCGCGCTGGTAGATTGCGTTGCGGACCACGTCCACCAAGTCGATGACGACGACTTCCGACTGCTCAGTGCCGCCCTC